CAGACGATCCGCATCCTCCTGTATACACCGGAAGATATTCACAACGTCATGATCCAGATCATTAATCGTTTCGATATCAGATACCGGCTTATTAAATAACACGGCCCCGCTGCCGAAGAACGGCTCTACATAGCTGTGATGTTCCGGTATCAGTTCCACCAATCGGGGAGCAATGTTCCATTTACTTCCCGGATATTTCAATACTGTTCTCATTTTCTTCAAAAGGAACCCGATATATCGTTGCCCCGGCCGGAGGTTCGGCTCCTTTCTGATATTCCATGCACATATCTACAATAGCGCATTTTGAATTTGTTTATGTTGCGTTTTATACAACAAATTCATCGTTTTATTGCTTTTAAATCATCCAATCTAATGGCAAACCTCTCACTCCTTTTTTATTTCAAAATTTCATCTAAGCAGGCATTCCAACCAACTTTATATGATGGTGCAATCCTGTCCGGCTGTGGATATTTTCCGCACACTTTCATTTTCTCTGGCAGTTCCCGGAGCGGGCACCAATCCGGCTTTGCTTCTTCACTATTTAATGAAAGCTCTTCAACGCCAGTTGCATAACACTCGTCATCTTTTGAGTTCCAAAACTTACACATGGTGCAATCTTCCGGCATATCCATAACCAATACTGCTTTAGCCATATAATTCTTCATTTCTTCACTGCACTATCTCTTTTACCTTTTTCTCGTAAAATTCTTCCGAAATATACTGATCTCTATGAGGGAACTTACTGTCTGTCAGAACAGCATAGGCTTCCGCCCAAGACAGACCTCCTCTGGCTGCTAATCTGTCTAATGTCTGTCCACAATGGTTTTTTAATGCCTGTTCTTCATGCGGTTTAATGATATCGTAGGGAATATATTCCTTCCCTTTGTTTGTCATAATCGGAAATTCTTTCATATACTACCTCTATTTCAGTTTACAACATTACCAGTTCCCACTTGTTGATAAGCGTACTTGCAATGCTTCTTGTTACATGCGTCATAATTTCAGCTTGTGAATGATTTTCTGCAGCATACTTTCTAACAGAATCCAAATCATAAGAAAACCCTGCATCGTCAAGGTACTGTCTGATAAACCGCTCATTGTCTTCCGCTGAAAGCCTATGTAACTCATGCTTTTCTGTAAATCTACGCTTCACTGCGGTATCAACATCATCCATAAGGTTTGTTGCGGCAATAATTACGTGGTCATTCGTAACGGAATCTAATAGCTGTAATAAACATGTAGTGCTTCTGGAAATTTCTGCGCTTGCACCGCCACCACCATATTCCCTCTTTACTGCCAAGCTGTCGATTTCATCCAACATTACAACGCATTGATGCTGGTTTATGAAATTAAACAGATTCGTGAGATTTTTTGCAGTTCCACCAAGATAACTATCAAGCATTCTTGAAAAATTCACATATAAATACGGCATTCCAAGTTTATATGCTACATATCTGGAAAAAGCCGTCTTTCCGACTCCACTCTCGCCATAGAGCAATGTTGCATTCAGATACGGGATCTGTTTCTCCATAAGCTGTAAACTCACATCATTCATGTTCTTGATCAGTTCGAATAATTCCTTTTCTTCATTGGTCAGATAATATCTGCTTTCTAAGTATGTATTTGTCAGATCTTCCATCGTTGCAAAACTGGAAACATTTGCTGGTAGCTCCATAAGATTCATTCCACCAGATCGTAACAAACTTTGATATTTTGTGACTGCATAATGATTTTTCTGAGTTGTATCCTCAGTGCAACAGCAAAGAGCTGCATCTTTTGCTTTTTGTATATTGTTTTCAGCCACATATCGCACTAAGGCAAGTTGATTTCTTGTCATTCCCATTTCATATTTCCTCCTGCTTCTCGCACCGCTCAAATTCAATTACCCACACCCACGGATTCGCATCCCAGCCGTAGCGGTCAATGTCGGATTTCTTGATGGTGGAGTTCCACAAGTCTTCAAATTGTCCTCTTGCGGTACACGCCCCGGTAAGCAATCCGCTATTGCATCCTTCAGCTTGTGCTTGCACTTCCGTGATCTCTTGCAACCGCTCCACCCTCACATCCGTAACCTTAAGCCAGATACGTGCCGCTTCTTTCGGCATGTGGATTGATGGGTTCCACTTTGTAACATCGGCAATATCATCTTTCTGCCAATCTTCGTAGTAATAGTATCCTTTCGGTGCCTCTTTCCATGTTTCACGAACATATAGGATATCGCCCGTACAGATAGGACAGGTTCTCTCCGCCGTACTTAACTGTTCCGTATGCTCCTTATCAACAAAGTTATGTACTGCATAAGTCCGCCTGTCAGCATTGTAAAAATCCATATCCGGCACAGTACACTCATTGGCATCTTTGCAAATTCGCCTTGTGCAGGTCTTCCTTCCGTCCAGAATTGCCCTCACCATTTCGGTGCTAATTTGTTTGTTGAATAAAATCGGTTTAATCGGCATCTACTCCACCGCCTTTCACAATCTCGATTGCATCATCCGTAAGCATTTCTTCCGGCTTTCCATGTAACCGTACACCAGAATTATATTCTTCGCTTCTATCTTCCAACTGCTCCACAACCTTATCCGGGTCATAGGCGGTCGGCTGTTTTTTAACAGCCTCAATCACTTTTTCAAGGCTCTTCCTGCCAATATCACAATTAATTAAATTCTGCAAAAATATATCTGCATCAATCAGCTTTCTCATCGTTCGTCCTCCTGTTCCACGCTTCTAAATATCAAAGTCCATGTGAAGATATTTACCCTCGTATTCGGTTTCCCAATAATAATCTCCCTCGTACCAATCTTCTCCCTTGCATGTCTGGTCGCACCATTCTTTACAATCATCTCCGCCCTGCTCGCCACCTGTATGATAATCAGTAATATCAGCAAAATCGGAGTTCATACCATCTATGTCAAGGTTTTCCCTACACCACTCCGCAATTTCTTCATTAAGTGCCTTTCGTTGTTCGATTTTATCTACTATCTCTTTTGGAATCTTGCTCATTTCTACCTCCTAAATTCTTATTTAGTTTTTATATGTTTTTTTCTATGCTATATAAAATGTTTTCCAAGAATTTTACTATCTATTGCCAATGGATATTTGTCTTTGTTTAATTCATATTTGTAAATTTTACAATTTTCGTTGATATCACTTGATAATCCATTGTCAGGAATTCCGTTCATATACCAATATATAGCTCTCGAAATACCGCCATGTGTTACGAACAATACGTTTTCATCTTTTTCAATCAATTCGTTAATAAAATCTGAGACTCTAAAAAATGTATCTGCCATTGATTCGCAATTTGGATATTTTTGATTAGAATGAAAACCCCAAAAATTATCCCAGTCTAAATCGTAAAATGGTACTCCTGCATACTTTCCCATATCTCTTTCTTTTATTCTTGGTTCAATTTCTACTGGTATGTCCTTACTGAGATGGAAATAGAACAATGTATCTTTTGCTCTTTGAATTGGTGATACATAGATTCTGTCTATTCTTAATTTTTCCAGTTCATTATGCAAATTTTGAGCTTGTCTTATACCATTGGCATTAAGTGGTTCGGTTTCATTTGCAATTATATGGTTCTTTCCCATATCGGTCTCTCCATGTCTTACAACATATAAATTCATTACTTTTAAATCCTTATTTATCGTGTTAATCCAATGTAACAGTCGAATCATTTTTATACGTGCCGTCAATTCTCTTCCTAATAATTCTAGCACATCTTACTTCGCCTGCCTCTTCGTAAGCGTCTGCAATAAAATTAGCAAATATTAAAAATTTTTCATTATCGCCTTCCATGTGTGCTGAAATTAGATTTCCGATTGTACTTACACTTATAACCTTCATTAACCCTTTTCCTTTCCCTGTATTCTTTTCGAAAGTCTATATATTGCACACATCAATAAAACTAAGCCACATAGGATATATATTATTGCAAATATAGGATTGTGCTGAATAATAGTTAAATAACTACTTTTTGGAGTTGGTTCAAATTTCAAAATTGGAAGTTCCTCATAAGTCCATGTATTTTGAAATATAATTAAGATAAGGGTATTTCCAAGAATCCCAATAGTAGCCAATAATTCACATATTTTAAATAAAAAATTTTTATCTTGTTTTTTAGCCATTTTATCATCACCTCTCTAAATTCTAATTGAACTTCTTTAACTCACCGTTAATCATGGCAGCACCTCCACAAAATTTAAGGTTTACGCAAACCGGAGCTGTCCGGTCTGCTCTGCTTCTATCTGCATATTTGGCATCCGCTCTGCAACACACAATTCTGGCAAATTTGCTCTGACCAGTGCTGCAGGTATTGGCGGACATACTGCATTGCCGCATCTTCGCACCTGTTCGCTTCTCGGATATGTCTTGCCGGTGTAATCATGGTCGATTATGTAATCGTCCGGAAATCCCTGACATCCATATAACTCCCTTGGCTCCAGCATCCGCAGTCCAATATCCACAATCTGGTAATCAGTGCCGTTGATGGTCACAAGTCCAAAGCGATCCTGTGCTGTGACTGTATCAAGCGGATCTTTGATATCCTGCCCTGTTCCCTGTCCATAGTATTTAATCAGAAACGCTCTGACCTCTCCAAAGTGTCCGTCACCAGCCGTGATCGTTGGTAATGGCTGTCTGATATCTTTTCCGTCACAATGATTGTTCATCTGAATCAGATTCGCAGTAACAACGCTGTTATGATCCCATGCGGTCACTGTCGGAAGCGGATTTTCTACTGTTTCCCCAGCACCTTTATATCCTCCGTCATAGTACTTATGCAGAAACGATGCGACCAGCCCATATCTATTTGAGCTGTCAACTGTCATGATCGGATCTTTAATGGTCTGCCCCCGGACTTCTCCCTGTGCTGTCTCGGAATGATACTGGATCAATGTAGGGCTAATCAAACACTGCTGGTTTCCTGTAGTGATCGTATGTATCGGATCTTTGCAATTTCCACCCGGATGATTTGTCGTATTTGTCCCCATATATGGTACAAGCACCGGTTCCACAATCCCATACCCATGCTTTCCAGTAATGGTTGGCATAGGCTCTCTGATATCATTCGGTCTACGCTCACCGCCATGATTACACTGAATTATAAAAGGCTTTGGATTATTCAAAACGAATTTTATAAATCCTCTGGCTATCCTGTCCATCGTCTTTTGTGCCAGTGGTCTTACTGCTCGGATGCCGTATTTCTCTTTAATCTCTTCTGAAGTATCGAAGATACTCGGGCAGGGCAATGAAAAATCCAACTGTGTGTATGCTCCAACATAAGGTTTTTTCAATCCTGCCTTTACCTCTTCACTGTCTGCCGGTGCGTGTGTCGGCTCTGGCCAGACGATCGGCTTGCCGTCACACCGGGCGATCATGAAAAATCTCTTTCGCATGGTAGGTGCTCCGTAGTCAGCGGCAATCAGCTCCCGGAATTGCACTTCGTATCCTAAATCCGTGAGCTGCTGAACGAATTTCTGAAATGTTTCGCCCTGCTTTGCCTTAATCGGATGGTGTCGCCGTCCAAGTGGTCCCCAGGTTTTAAATTCTTCCACATTTTCAAGCATAATTACCCTCGGTCGAACAAGTCCCGCCCATCTACAAGCAACCCATGCCAAACCTCTAATAAACTTATCTTTTGGTTTTCCGCCTTTTGCTTTTGAAAAATGTTTGCAATCAGGCGAAAACCAAGCCAGTGCTACAGGATGTCCGTTACATGCCTTTACCGGATCGACCGCCCACACGTTTTCACAGTAATGCTTCGTGTTCGGATGGTTCGCCTTGTGCATCTTGATAGCTTCTGGGTCATGGTTGATGGCTATATCTACACTATAGCCGGTTGCCATTTCTATACCAGTGGAAGCGCCGCCCCCACCGGCAAAATTGTCAACTATCAATTCTCCATGTATCATGACAGCACCTCCGAAAAATTAAGTTTCATCTGCGGATCCGGCTCATAGTTCATCCACACCGTTTCCATCCGCGGCTTTCCGTGCTCCGCACAGCTTGAAAACTGTTTTTTCTCCCATCCGTTCAGATAGTCGTTATACATTTCTGATTCATAGCCAGACAGCATAATCTTGGCTTTACTTTGCAACAAAAGTTTTAACAGTTCTTCGTGGTCAGAATCTGACATCTCATGTTTATACTGTTTCCCGGTTCTGGTACCCAAAACATACGGAGGATCAATGTACATAAAAACATTGCTGTAATTAAATCTCTCAATCACTTCCACCGCCGGGCGGTTCTCGATCTGTACCATGCGCAACCGTTCCGCTATGTCAATGATCCATTCCGGCAGACGGTACCAGTTCCATAATGCATAAGCTCTTTCTCTGCCCTGTACATCATTTTTCCATCCTACCTTGCTGCCATTGGTACGGAACCCGTGCCCCTGCCAACACTGGATTAAAAACCGCAATGCTTTATGATACGGCTCGTCCGGCATCATCATCAACTCCCATGCATCCAGCTTATATGTATCCTCATATTTTTCACGGCTGAATGGTGTAGTCATTACCATTCTGGCCAGACGATCCGCATCTTCCTGTATGCACCGGAAGAGATTCACAACATCATGATCCAGATCATTGATCGTTTCGATATCAGATACCGGCTTATTAAATAACACGGCCCCGCTGCCGAAGAACGGCTCTACATAGCTGTGATGTTCCGGTATCAGTTCAACCAATTTTGAAGCTATGTTCCATTTACTTCCCGGATATTTCAATACTGTTCTCATGCCCGCCCCTCCAACATATCAAAGATATTCCGTTGCCCTGTCACTCTGTCCTCTGCTCGCATAGAAACTTCTCCGTAATTTTCTACAAGCATTTCATTCTTGGCTCTCTCGTAGAAATTCCGATCAATCTCGAACCCATAGCTTGGTCTACCAAGTTCCATTGCTGCTCGAAGTGTGCTGCCGCTACCACAGCACGGATCAATCACCACATCCCCTTCATCTGTAAAGATCTTAATCAGCTTTTTCAACAGGCGCACCGGCTTCTGTGTCGGGTGGATATTTGGATATTTCCCTTTTGGATCTTTCTCCCAGGGCATCCAATCAAAGATCATCTTTCCCTCGTTGTTAAACTTTGGCAGCTTGTCCCGATAAAAGATAAGTCCGTGCTCGGTACCAAGCCATATTGCCTTGTCTGATTCTGGCAACCCTTTATGTAACACAAGTGCGTGTTCTGTAGCACCTACCACTCTCATGTTTGCCTTTAAAACTTGTGCAGAGTAATTTTTGACAAACGTAAGATGTATACTATTCCTGAATCCGTGTTTTTCTGCTGCTTTGAGCATGGTCGGTATCTGTTGGAAACTGCAGAACACGATCATACATGGTGCTTTGCCTTTTTCCTTTGGCTCTTTCTTAAGCATCTTGCTGCAAAAATGGAAGTATTCATACAGATTAAAATTGTAATCCGAATTAAATGCTGCTTTTCCAGCAAGTTTGCTCTCGCCGTTTTTATTATCGCCCCCGACATACCACATAGGGTTACTGCCGTACATATTGTTTCCAAGGTTATATGGCACATCCGCAATTACAAGCTGTGCCCTTGGGATTCCATACTTTTTGTAGTTCTGCATAGAATCCCGATATATTTCACACTTTATTTTCATTTTTTCTAAAAGGGACCCGATATATCGTTACCCCGGCCGGAGGTTCGGCTCCTTTCTTGCATTTTTGAATACTTTGCTTTACTATATCCTTGTCTTTATGGTAGGCAGGCGGGTAAAACCGTTTGGGGGAAGGGAATTCGGTTGGCAGTCATAAAATTCATTGCAACTTTAATAATTGCTCTTTGTACTTTTAGTACGGAAACGGAGAATACTATGGCGGCACAAATTCCAACCACACAAACAAGTAACACCTTGGTCAGCACAACTGCCGACCGCCCTTCTGCCTATCTTAAAGACATTTATTCTATAAAGTCTTTTAAACTCATCTGCCCGTCTACATTTGCGGCAGCTTCTTTCTCCTGCACCATCCTTTTCTGTTTATATTCATTGTATTTCTTTCTATATTCGTAACTTTTTCCGAAAATGTTCCATGCAGCCTTTACTACGTTTGGTTCATACGGACGAATCAGTTCCAAATCGTCAACAGCCTTATAAGATATCGGGCATCCACAACAACCAGTTCTAGTCAATCCATATACTTCATACGCATCTGAATATCGTATACCATAATAGTTTTTGTACCACTCTTTATCCTTGTCGCTCACATAATAAAGTGGTCTTAATCGATACTGCCCGCTTGAAGTTTCCGCAAAACATAACGCGGTGTTATCTTTCCTCGGAACCGATCTCATTCCACCCTCGTCCCTACGCTCACCGGTAATAACCATCTCATAGTCCTTTTGTATCTTATGTGCGACATTTTTCTTGCAATGTACGCAACAATCGGCGCTTATTTGGAAGTCCGGCGGATACTCCTCTATAAAGTCACGCATATATTTTGACGAATTGATGACCAACTGGATATTTGGTCTTGGTTCCCCGGCGGAGTTGCAGCAACAAAGAAAGTTGATCGTCCCCTCGCAATTTGGGTATCTTTCTTTCAGTTCCGCCCGCTTCGCCTGCTTGTCCTCCGCCTGATCATATTCCTGCGCGATTGATAATGGTACGTTCTTTTTTTGCCATCCAGACAAGCCGGCGGACATAATTTTTGATACAAACGGCACCCCATATTTTCTTGTAGCCTGAACGATGTTTGTCTTTGGTCGAAATTCCTCAATTTCTACACCATACTTTTCCGCCACTTCCATGACATGATTCTTTGTGGCTTGCATTTCAAGTCCCGTATTGAAAAATGCATACTTGACCGGCGGCAGGTTAAAAAGTTTTCGTGTCCGCTCAATAAGATCGATCATAATATCACTGTCTGATCCGCCCGAATATGAACCTATGGCATTCGGATGTTCTCTCAATCTCTTTGCAATAATACTCTGTATCGCAGTAAATTTTGCTGGTGCATCAAAGTCTGCATAATCCGGTCTATCTGTATACACCCGGCTTCTAAATTCTTCTTTCATTTTTTCTCGGAGTAAAGAGCTCTTTCACGCTGGTCAGCAAACCTCTCACTCCTTTCGATTTAGTTTAAAATCTCATCTAAGCAGGCATTCCAGCCCACTTTATATGATGGTGCAATCTTCCGGCATATCCATAACCAACACTGCTTTAGGCATATTTCACACTCCTTCCGGCTTTTCGCACCGCTCAAATTCGATCACCCATACATAAGGATTCGCATCCCAACCGTAGCAGTCAAGGTCAGATTTCTTGATGGTGGATTCCCACAGCCAAGCAAATTGCTCCTTTGTAATCCCGTACTCTGGGTCTACTTCTGTTCCATAATTTTTTTCACCGTATCCGATATCATCATAGAAAAGGTTTCCAACACCTTCGCTTTCTGCCCCCTTTGGTGTTATATCCTGCAACCGTTCCACTCTCACATCCGTAACCTTAATCCAGATCCGGGCGGCTTCTTTCGGCATGTGACGGGATGGGTGACACTTAATCACCTTTCCAAGATGGTCAATATTCTCCCCGTCTGCCTTATATACATATCCAAAGGATAATTCCGAATACGATTCTCGCACATACAAAATATCGCCTGTCTCGCAAGGCAATTTAAAGATTTTCTCTCCATATCCATCTGCAAATGTACCTCTACACGATATGTACCCTTTAGGTGTAAAAGCGGTATATCCCCATACAGCATCATCAGGAATAAAGCCTTTCACAATTCTTCTTGTCGCACCCTTTCTTCCGTCCAGAATTGCCCGAACCATTTCCGTATTGAATAAAATCGGTTTAATTGCCATCTGCACCGCCACCTTTCACAATCTCGATTGCTTTGTCCATTCCGTAAATTCTTCCTCTATCAATGTCTGCTTCTGAAATTTTAAGTGTTTCCAGCATAAGGCTTTTTCTATCTTCCAACTGCTCCACAATCTTGTCCGGGTCATAGGCGGTCGGATATTCTTCTAGTAAATACAATACTGCATTTGTATTTACTAAAGTTCCATTGCTTAAAGTAACCGATTTTAAATCTTTCTTTAGTGCATCAGCATCAATCAGTCTCATCGTTCGCCCTCCTGTTCCATGCTTTTACAAATTCACCCCAGTCATATGTACCAGTGCAAAACTCCAAGCCACATTTGCAATGAATGTTAATAGGGTCGCCACCACTATCTGGGTCAATAAATGTCGGGTGCCAATCCCTACACGGTTCATACACATCTTTTTCAATATCTATACTGTGTCCGCAGAACGGGCATGGTTTCAATTCTTCACTCATTCTTTATCGCTCCAATCTAATTTCTGACCACAGTCACTGCAATATGACCCGACATTATACTTGTTTCTTAAATCTCCCTTCTCGTAACAAACAGGACAATAATAGTGATGCATTCCTCTATTGTATCCTTTCTTTATCTTTTCTCTTATTCCTTTCCTTGCCGTCTGCTTCTCCATCGCCGCCCGGCATTCTTCCACTGTTCCGATTGCTCGGTACTTCTGGATTCCTTCAAGCGCATTGATTGCCATTTCTATAGCTTCACATCTATCTCCCTCTGCAAAGATTATCTTTTCTCCGCAACTAGGCTTTTTGTTATCAATAATCATGATTGCTTCACTCTCTGTCATTCTGGCACCTCCGTCAACCCATCCAAGGCATAGCATCCGGCAAATCCTTCTAATTTAACAACCATCGTTCCACACATGTTGTACGGCTCGCTGACAACCTTAAACACCTTGCCTTTATTCTTCTCCGATACATAATACTTATCATTCATGGTTACTTTTTTACCTTTAATCATTCCTACACCTCCAACAACTCGGGATTGTCAAATTTGTTGCCGATAACTTCAACGCACTTTCGTTCAAGTGCATAAAATCCTAAATTACAGTAGCAATATCCGCTTTCTTTGCCTTTTGAATAACTATAATCAAGCGTCCAATCGCCATTATTATATTTTACTATTTCCGGATATTCTTCTTTTCTGTCACAAATATCATTCTCCCAAATCAGCTTGCCGTTCTTGTCCTTAAGTCCGGTACACCAACAAATTGTGGATGGATCAATTTCCAGAGCATATAAATCTGATGCGTAACTAGGGACGATATAGTATTTTTCTCTTCCGGTAAATCCATATCGTACCAAACCGCCAATAACCCATTCTCCGTTATCAGTTCGTTTTGCTTTGCATAAATATCTATCTTCCATCCTTTTTCTCCATTTCTGCCAGCTTGGCCATTTTCCAACCGTTTATATTGCTACTACTGTATGCGCTCCAAGATGTTGCTCCGCATTCCCATGCGTACACTATTCCGTTCTCGTATTTTGCAAAATATCTTCTTTGCCACGCTTTTTTTTCGTAATCTCTGACCAAAATCGGTGTATCAACCGGAATCTTGCTCCAATCAACTGGTGGTTCGACATATTCGCTGTTCGCCCATTTCAGCATTTTTTCTTGGCATTCTGAAGGACGCCTAAAATCACAATTTATGCAATGTGTATCGTCACAAGCTGTCAATTTCCCGTTGCAAATTGCAATTTTATCTCCCTTACACGCAATATTTAAAATCTCTTCCGCATATTTTTCTCTATTCAGCATCTTTCTTCTACTTCCCATACCGTAACTGATACGGTACTTCCTTAAAATCTCTCAATGCATCCGGGTTTGGATGCTTTGGTATTCTCGTCTGACGGTTTTCCATCTCTGCTATGATTCTGCGTCTCTCTTTGCTTTCTCTGTGCAATTTATACCTCCGTCATTTTCCAAGACTGTTTACAAGCTGTTCTGACCTCGTATAAGCCTTATCCAACAGTTCTAAATATTCATCAAAGGAAATCTGTGCTTTTTCAGATAACTCCCTCGGATAACGCTCTAACAAAGCCTTAATGCACTGTTTCATGTCTCCAAAATATCCGATTGTTCGAACACTCTCTTTTTCGTTGCCGTCCTTATCCTGTCCGGCGTATCTCTACCTCAGGGTGTAATTCAGAGAATCAATCTCCACAAAATATCCATCCTGCAGTTCCACAGTTAACTTGTCCATCAACCATTCCTCCTATATTTCATACGTCTTTCCGATAAAACGCTTGTCAATGTACTTACATTCCCATTCCAAAACACTTGCGATCCCCGTCATAGTTTCATATCCAGTAGCAAGGCAGTTAATCAAATATCTGATTCTCTCATAAACCTGTCTGATCTGATTTCCCGAAAATTTAAACTGTGTTTTAAGGCAGACACCCAACATAGCAAAATAATTAAATACCTGTGCCAGTAAAAACTTATTTGCCTGTATCATGCAGTTCGGTGCGATCTTTCTCTCTACCAGATAAAAGCTCTCACGATACGGAATCTTATTTGTTTCCTTTCGCACGTCAATCTTGCATTTATCTTTCAGATAAAAACCAAGTTCCTCGCCTGTCGTTCCATCCTTTGCATTTTCCACATATGCATCAATGGTCTGCTCAACCTTTATGATTCTTTTGTGTCCGAATCCGAACTTATCATGCAGTGCCTGATATGCCATCATACGGACGTTATAATAGGATTCCTCTATCAGATAATCCGCATTGCTTTGTGCCTTGGCGTGTCTCTGTATTCCGATCAGTTCACTCTTGGAATATCCAAGTGGCTGCATCCGCTTTTTCTTTCTTGCCAGTGCATTACTCATTTGCTCTTCCATCTCCTCTCTACATCCTCAAAATGGCTAAATACAAGACTTTGAACATATTTTGATATATTTGTCCGTGCATATTTTTTAATTAGCATTTCCCCTGCTTCCATCATTCCTTGGAACCACTCATCTTCGTTATCAGCTTCATAAAACTGCTGCCGGAATTTATAATAGTCATTAAAAAACTGCCATTCTTCGGAACCTTTTTCAAATTTCTTACTTGCCATAATCATTCACCTTTTAATCAAATGGTGTGCTGCCACATACTTCTCGGAAACCGTCTTTCTGCTGCATCCGTGCTTGAATCTGTTCAATGGTTTCGGTTCGCTCAATGAATCTCATGTGATCGCCGTCAAATTGGAGAACTTCTTTTAAATGTGTTCCCTGCCTTTGCTTTTCAATTTTCCATCCCTTATATTGACCATCCTCATCAAGATTCCATAACAAGATAATGTTTGATGCATCCTGCTCAACGTCTCCGGATTCTCTCAATTCTGCCATAGTTGGCTCTTTTGTTTCTCTCATCTCTGATATTCGATTAAGCTGAGACAGTACGATAATTGGCACATGCAGTTCCATAGCCAAGGCTTTGATAGCTTTTGAAATATCTCCGACCTCGGATGCACGGTTACCGAATCTTCGATCAGCCTTGATTAACTGCAAGTAGTCAATCACGATCACATCATATCTTTGGTGCCTGCATTCTGCCCGAATTTCACTTACCGACTTCGCGCCGGTTGAAATAGTGATGCTATACCCGGAAAGTGTTTCATTCGCCTTGTCGAATGCTTCTTTCTCCCCACCAAGAAAAGCCTTTGCCCGGCGAACCCTTGTTAGACCGATTTCAGACATTCGAGAAACGAAACGCTCATACACCTGTGATTCGTTCATTTCAAGGTTATAGTAGCCAATGTTGTAACCCTTTTCTGCCATCTGCCCAATCATTTGCGTAACGATTGCAGATTTTCCAACTCCCGGTCTTGCGCCAATTACAGTAACGTCTCCGCCTTCCAAGCCGCCAAGGCAATCATCTGTTCGATAAAATCCAGTTTTTATCAATCCCTCGCCTACATGCTCATTGAAATAATTCCCTTTATTTTCTGCAACAATCTGCTTCATAGTTTTTGAGTAAACGGTTTTGTTTTCTTGGATTTCTTCGAGTTTCGTGAGAACTTCAGCTATAGAATTGTCAATATCACACGGTCTAAGGCTCACTCCTTGAAAAATTTTTTTTGTTTCCCTTGCCCGCCAATCCTTAATGACTACATCCGCATAGCTTTTTATTGCCGTTGAGACTGTGGTAACAGATATGCATTCTTTCAATTCGCTTGCAATTATTTCCGGCTCCCATTTGTGGTTTTCAAGTGTCTGAGACAGTGAAACGACATTAATATTTTCTCCGCGATCATACATGGCAAGCATTTCAGCAAAAGCATCTTGGCAAAATTCCGTACTAAACATTTCCGGCTTTAATTTATTATAAACCTTGTACATGGAATCATTGTCAATCAATACACATCCGATCACTCCAATTTCTGCTTCCGTCAACTGTTCTCACCTCGCTTTCGTTTCTCAACTTGACGAATCCAGTAATCACAATCCTCTTTCAGCCAGTCTCCGTATTTTGGTATGTAGCGATAGTTCGTATCATCTGGATTCTTCTCTATATAGTCAGTAACATATGCCACTGTAGCCTCATATATCAGCTTTGCAACGGCTTTCCTGTTCGGCTCGATAACTTCTAAAAGCTTGTCCATCCATGCTACCTTGGCAGACGTTAACGACGTTTTCTTTGGATATGCATTGATCGTGTATTCCCATCCCCATTCCGCGTCAAAGTCCAAATCAGATGCAGGCACGCTTTCTTTTGTATTTTCTATCTCTATATCTGTATCTATATCTTTCTCTATATCTTTCTCTATATCTATCTCTACATTGCAATTTTGTTGCAAAATGTTGCACTCCGTTGTTCCACTGTTGCATTGCAACGCTTTTTGTGCATTTTCCCTAGATTTACGACTTCTACGAGTGCTTGCCGTCTCGCTTCCTAAGTTATCTTGCACAAAAGGCAACTTGTACTCAATGGAATCTGATGTTTCAAGCAATCCGCAGGAAAGAAGATACTGAATCGTTACTTGAACATTGATTTCGTCCTCGTCAATATCAAGGGCGATCTCTTTGTAAAATTCATCTTCCAATCCGGAATATTCCAGATAGCCACCTTTTTTCAACGACAACAACTGCATCTTAAGATAGATGATCGTATATGTATCGCCACCAGCCATCTTTCGGAGTTTTTTGATTCGTTTGCTATCAAAGAAATCATCCATCAGTTTAAGCCAGTAATACCGCTTATTCTCCGCCATTTTCACTACCTCCAAGCAATTCAATAACCTTTGCCCCAGCATCTTCCGGGCGACAAAATACGAACTCAACGCCATACTTAAGTTGCATTGTCAACATAGCTTTTGCCAATACCTTGCCAGATGTCGGCTTTGTTTTCGGTAGCGATACATTCAGCAATTTTCCAAGTGTGTGCATATATGCAATATTGTTATACCGGTCCACTCGAGGATTATGCCATGTAAATACATCATTGACGGAATACACCTTGTCTGTATTTTCAATAAGCACATATAGCTTAATTCCGTTGTTCTGCGCCAAAATACACTCGTCACGGAATCTCGGATGTGCTTTTCCACAGATATTCCCTACAATTTCCTGCATGTCCTTTTTCGTGTCAACCGAAACATCATATGTGCCAAGAAAATCCATCTTTTTAAGTTCCATTTTTCTAGCTGATTTTCTATGGATAACATCCGCTACCTTGTCTGTGGCAATTATGTAATCTCCAACCGGCAATGGTGCACGCAAGACTTCCATATCGTGGCTTTTGAAATATCTATTCTTAAGGATATGCAAGCCCTCTTTCTGTCCTTTATCCTCAATTATTAACACGTATTCTCCTTTCTGGCGGTCACTTTCAGCAACCGCCAAAGGTATCTCATGGCTTTCAATTTAGTTTTTTGTGATATATTAAATTCCTTGCCAAAGACCAGATACCGCATAAATTGGTTTCTTTTAGGCAAATGCCAAGGTGTTACAACCTATTTTTAGTATTCAAGATTGATAGTGACATTCGGACAGATGCTTCCTTCATTGTTATCAATGTCACAGAAATCAACATCATCATTAAATTCCACTGTTACCGTTACTTCTTGCGTATCGTCCTCATCGTCTCTGTCAAATTCAGCTTCTACATCGGCATCAAATTTTGCCTTAACATGGAATTCTACTTCTGTATCTGCATTAAACTTTGACAACTGCTGAATCAATTCATATACTTTCATGCCGTCTCCTTTCAGAACGGACAAAGGTTCATATCAACCTCTAATCCTTTTTCTGCAATATAAACATTTGCTCCATATTTAACTGTTTCTTCTGTCTTTTGTTTGAATAATGCCGAATCTGCTGATTTATCTGATAAGTGAATTAGAACGACATTTCGCAATGCCGGATTATCGTTAGTAGAAATAAAGTCAAGTGCCGTTGGTAAGCTCATATGACCTCTTAATCTGTGTTCGTAATTTGGCTCTTCTCGGTTCACAAACTGCATATCATAGTTGGCTTCCACCATGATGTGATTAACACCATTAAATCTCCATCTGACGTATTCCGTGTCTGTTGCATACACAAGGCTTCCCATCTCTGGATGCGTAATGTAAAACCCAACGCACGGGCACTCTGAACCGTCTCCGTTGTTATGTAGCCATCTTCCAGATTTATCACGATTTTCAAATGCTCTTATGTCAAAATTTCCTTTTCTAAAACGCATTTCAGAATATTTTATCGGCGGTCTGCATGGTTCAAAAACAGGAATGCCAGCTTGCACATATTGTAAGCTATAAAGACTATGGTCAATATGGAAATGGGTAGTAATCACAGCCTTAATTTTCATCACATTGAAATCCAGTGCTTTCTTGACTTCCGTAAAAGGCAACCCAGCTTCAATTATCAAGGCTTCTTCGTCATTCTCCAGGATGTAGCAGTTGCCGGATGAACCGGAACCTAGGACTTTAAGCTTTATTTTCAATCACTCCCTTCGCTTTCTCGATAATCTCATCATCAAAAGTCGCTAGAACTTTTCTGTAACTTTGCTTTTCAAATATTCCTCTCATTTTTCTTTCATTCGGATTATGACAAAAAACCTTGAAAAAATTATCAATATTGGATTGATGTTTGATTCGCTCAATCTCTGGAAGCCGTACCTCAAACTGTTCGTTACCAAAAACATCTACGCCCTGTTTGACAATGCAGTCCGTAATCTCGTAATCAATACGGTTCACAGCTTTTGGTTTTTCCAATATCCACATTTCCCTAGTAAATTCCGCATCCGGCACATATTTCTGAACTTCATCATTACTCATGACCTTGTCAGCTTTCAGATAGTAGCAATGGATGATTACCGGCAAGCCAAGCGATTTCATATTCCGTACCACTAACCCGGCTTGCGGTATTGCGTTCAAGGCTTCAATTATGCTTGGTGCTACGCATATCCGTTTAATCGTGTTGTTTTCGCCCTCGCACCGATGTTTTGGAACTCTTGGAATAAACTCATCCACTAAGTCAAATGAAACGTGAATCATAGGCTGCTCCAATTCTTCCTCTGCCGGGAACTGAAATACTTTCATGTAATTCTGGCTTGCATATTTTTGATATTCTTCTCTAAGCATTTCCATGGCTTTCTTTGCCTTTTCTTTCGTGGAATATTTAGCTGTTATTGAAGTCTCATTGTCTCCGATTGCCTGCATCCGGACAAATGTTGCTTCTTTCGCCCTTGTATCAATAAAAACAATGCTATTTTCGTACGGAAAATCCAATGTGCCGTCCTGTGATATAACTCTCATGGCAACCTCCTAATCTTTCATAAAGTCCGGTACGTTCTCGCCATTCTCAACGACTTCTCCGGCTACTTTCTCCGGCTCTGATTCAACTACTTCGCTCCCGGTCTCAATAGCTTCGGATTCAGCTACAACAAATGGCTCTGAATTGGCATTTTCCGCAATTTCTTCCTGCGTCTGCTGATAAGTTTCATCCATCTGCATAAGAGACTGTTTTGCAATAGCATTAAGGTCTTTTGGATGCTTTTTGATTGCATTATTACGCATCTTTCGGACAATCATGGATTCCGATGTATCAAGCCATGCGGCACTCATGTATGGTTTCGCAACTTCACATGCAAGCATATCTTCAATAGTCTTACAGTCTAAAAGTGCTTTCAGAATTTCATTTTTCTTTTCTGCGATAGCTTTCTTTTCTGCCTCCGTTGCATCATAACGTGTCTTTTTGCCACCTTTTACAAGTCCAAAAGTCTCATTCAGAAGATTATTTCGAACATGAGCGAAAAGATTTCCTTTTACGCTTTCACGCTCTGCGATCATGTACTCGATTTTTCCATCATTCATTTCAACAGGATAAACAACACGGATTACTTTCTGTGATAATCCTTTTTCTTCCCACTCCGGCGGTGTAACTTCAACACCTCTGTGCTTCGGATATGTAAATTCATCCCCTTCTTTCACAAGCCATACTGGATATACCTTTTTAACATCAACACCAAAGTTACGAAGAAGTGCATCGTTGCCGTCTCCCTCGATTCCCATTTCGACTTCCTTATACCAATTCCCGCTGGCATCCTGTTTGCTTCTCAACTGGAAGTAGCACTCCCTCGGCACTGCATTGGCATTAAGTTGAAGGCTTGATACCTGTCCAATAACCTGTCTCAAATTAGAACCATTTAAGTTGCTCATAGCGGCTTTGTTGGATGTAACAAGATTGTAAATTGCACTCATAGATGCCATAGCACACTGCTTGGAATAATCATCAAACACAAGTCCATGTTCCGCAAAGTCACGCTCCATAAGTCCTGTGTACTGGTTCGCATAATAGGAAAGCTGTGTATTCATTTCCTGTTTTCCCTGTGCCGCTACTTCCTGCTTCTTTACTTCTGCCATAATTACTTGTCCTCGCTTTCTCCGGCATCTACCGGCTCTTCATACTTCTTCACAACCGCCACCTTATCAGCACCGTAATTCTCTACCCACTTCATATCCACGATTTCATCCGTAACTGTCAGCTTTGCGCCTTTGGCATTTACAACCGTGTCACCGGCTTTTACATCGTCTGATGTAGCAAATATATATGACCGGCTCTGGTTTGGATATTTTGCTTTTATGTAATTCATTCTGATACCTCCGCAATCTCTCCATTTTCAATCGTATACCAAGTATCCGGCTTGATATTTTCCCCATCAACCTGCACCATCTTTGCACCGTTAAGAACCCATGCACTCTGGTTATCTCTGTCATATTCCGGTTTATCTTCTGAGCCAGTGTATTCCCAGTCTGCAAAAACAAGAAATGACCCAAGAACGCCCTGGGCTTTTGATTTGTAGCCCCAAGCAACAGCTACTGCATCCTTGTCTTCTGCCGAGGATGCTCCACAGTATCCGGTTGCCGAGGATGCTCCACAGGTGCCGGTTGCCGAGGATGCTCCCTTGTATCCGGTTGCCGAGGATGCTCCCTTGTATCCGGTTGCCGAGGATGCTCCCTTGTATCCGGTTGCCGAGGATGCTCCATAGTATCCGGTTGCCGAGGATGCTCCATAGTCTCCGGTTGCCGAGGATGCTCCATAGTCTCCGGTTGCCGAGGATGCTCCCTTGTATCCTGTTGCCGAGGATGCTCCACAGGTGCCGGTTGCCGAGGATGCTCCACAGGTGCCGGTTGCCGAGGATGCTCCATAGTCTCCGGTTGCCGAGGATGCTCCCTTGTCTCCGGTTGCCGAGGATGCTCCACAGGTGCCGGTTGCCGAGGATGCTCCATAGTCTCCGGTTGCCGAGGATGCTCCATGCTTTTCATCGCTTTCAGCGTCCTTTTTTACACGTTTTACTGTATATTCGATTGCAGCTTTAACAAGACCCGCAATGCTAATTTCTGCTCCGATCTTAATTTTTGTAGATGCTACCTTAGTATCATCATTATGTTTCTGGATTTCTCCGCTCTGCTCTACCTCGTGGTATACGCTTTCATTTGGATAATAATAATTCAAGCAATCAAGCGGATACTCGCAAGCGTGAAATCCATGATCGCAAACTTCTACGCTTTCTTCCTCATACTCTTTTCCCTCTTCGTACTGAAAGCCACGACAAGTCATATTTTTGTTAAATCCTTTGTAAGATTTGATAACTTCTCCCATTTAAACACCCTCCACTTTCAACTGCTTGTCCTCTGAAACGCTCAAAAGGATTAACTGTGCATCCATATCCGGCACATTGAACTCATTCAGCGATTCGGCGTTATCTACGAAAATCGGTACGCTCACACCGTATAACTCGCTAAGAGAACGGATAATATCAAGTCCGGCTACGATTCTGTGACCACTATTCAAAGTCGAATATGGTACACCATTTACAGTACACTCGCAGCAATCTTTCATGCCGCCATTTAACTGCATTTCAAAAAGTTTGAAATTAACCGTCTTGAAATGACTGTTGATGGATTCAGAAACCTTATTCAGCTTGAAACGAATGAACTCTTCCAAGAGGTAAAGCATCTGTTCCTGATCTGCAACTTTCTGCCCAATTTCTTTCTGTTCATCACGGAGCGTTTCGATACGATCATCAATCGCAACATTGTTAGCCGCCTGCGCAATAACCTTGTTCACCTCGTCAAGCTGGCTCTGCAGATCGGCTTTCTCGGCTTTTAAATCAGTAACAATCTGATCCGCTCCGTCTGATTCAACCTTTGCAATATCAGCAAGAATCTTGTCATGCTCTGTTTTCAGCTTCACATACTCTTCATTCTGCGAATAATCAGCTTCTGCCGGGATCTCGGATAACTGCTTTGCATAATCATTCTGCTTTGCAAGTGCCTTGGATTCCTGCTTTTTGAGTGCCACAATGTCTTCCTGCAACTTGGCGTTTTCCTTTGTCAATCGCTCAATATCAGCCTTGCAAGCGTTGCCCTTGTCAATCAGACCTTTAAGTTTTGCGCCCTTTGCATCATCAAATGCTTTGCGTGCATCCTCTAACTGCTTGGTGGCACGTGCCTTGGCATCTGCCTTTTTCTGCTCAAAATCAGCCTTAAGAGACTCAATCTTATCCTGCGGCAACTTCTGACCACATAAGGAACAAACCGTTGTAGATTCATCAAATTTCCACTTGGATTCGTCAAAGAGATATGGCATTTCATCAAATGCCTTGGAAAATTCTGCATTGTATTCAACACCAAGATTTTTCCGCTCTGCATCTGTATCGGAAATTGTCTTCTCATTTGCCTTGATCTGATTTTCCGCAGACTGAATCTGATTATGTAAGTCATTGAACTCTCGTGTTGCATCATCCTTGGCACTGTCAAGACCTCTACGTTTTGCGGAAAGTTCGTCATTCATGACCTGCATAATGCCGGACATATCAAATTGCAACTGCATTTCCTTGCTTCTCAAATCGCCTAACGTGCTACCGGCATTCTCCATTTTCTTGTCACATTCAGCGATTCTTCTTACCAGATCTACCTTTGCAAGTTCCTGCTCTGCCACGTCAACGTCAACCTTGGATTTCTCGGCTTCATCAATACGCACCGGAATTTCAGCCTGTTTCTTCTTCCACCCGGATAACGCTTTGGAAAACTTAGCACGGATATCATCTGTGGACGGTGCTTTCTCCAACTCGCCGAGTAATGGGGCATACTTAGCATCTGTCTGCGCCAGTTCAACATCCGATACATCCGTTGCAAGGCGCATCAGAATATCGCGCTGATCTTTCCATTTCAGAGAAGAAAAATACTGCGGATTGGTCAGCATCTTAAACATATCCTCACTCTGCGCCAAGCCGGAAACGTAAGCCTTAAATTCAGCTTCGCTCTTTGGATAACCGTCAATCTCAAATGAATTGACATTTCCCTGTAAAGTGACGGTATCTGTGCCGCGCTTCTTAACCCAATTCTGCTTCTGAACCTTTGAAAGTTCCACTTCTTTCCCATCAACGTCAATAACTCCCACAACCTTAATTTCCACGTTATCAATGCGGTGTCCGTCCTTATCCAATGGTCTGACATTGAATTTTTCCTCACCGGCACTGTTCTTATTAAACAGAAGCCATGTAAACGCATCGAATACCGTTGTCTTTCCCGTGGCGTTCTGTCCTTTAATGCTTGTCTTATTGGAGAAATTCACATCAAGGCTCTTAATTCCCTTGAAATTCTCCATATGTAACGATCTAATTTTCAGTTTCATTTTCTTTCTCCTTCCACTCTTTATATTTTTTAAGTGCCTCTTCAAAGCATGCTTCATCGTCAACATATCCAAGAGCTGACTCTATAATTTTTGAATCAATAGTTGTTCCTTTTTTTCCCATCAGCTCAATGTCTCTTAGGTGCTCATATGCAATAATGGCACATGCTGTATGAACTTTCGTCCTGCATGCAACCAGATCTGCATATTCCTCAACGGAAATTGTAACGGTATTTTCTGCCATCTTAATTTTCCTCCTCTAATACGTTAATTTTGCTTACAGAAACCTCATATGCTGTTCTCTGTTCTTCTGTTCCATCTTCATATTTCTTAATATACCCACGACTCTGAATACGTCCATTGATCTCAATATGAGTTCCTACTTCCAACTGACCAACAAATCTTGCATTTCTACCCCAAACAACACATGGGATATAATCTGATTTTCCGTAGGAACGATTGACTGCGATTAATAAATCTGCAATTTCTCTTCCAAGTGGTGTTTTTCTGTAAGTCGGTTCTTTGCATACATATCCGTTAAGCTGGATATTGTTCAAATCTGCATGCTCTCCCGGATTCGCTTTTTCGATTTCACAGACAAATACATATAATAACAGACGATTTCTCTTTTCCTCATGTTTGTTATAAGAACTATACACACCGGAAACATTAACGGCAGTGCCCGTGTATTTATCATTCAGATTGATTAATCTCTCTGAAATAATTAATGGGATAATATCAGCCGTCCCACTTAATCTATCCACTTTGAGGTGCATATTATAAAATCCCTCTCCAAACACCTCATGGTTAAATTCCGGCTCTGTGATAATCGTTCCTGTAAGTTCCACTTTATTGTTTTCTGCTCTCATATTTGAATTTCTCCTTTTCTTGTGCTAAAATAGGCGCAAATAGCTTATGCTATTGCTTGAACTGGAATCATTCAGCTTTGGTCGGTTCGGATGATTCCTTTTCTTTGCTGTAATCAGTGTCAAATGTGATATAGGTAATACCGTCATCGTCATCAGACTCACTTCTGTAATCGTAATCTACAATCTCTTCTGTATACTCCTGCCACTCCCCATCTATTTTTGTTCCTATATAAATAAGAAGTAATCCAATCAATACAGGTATAGCAGTGACCGGATACTCCGTTGCATCAATGCAGATGCAAAACAGGAAAACAACAGTGCCGATCATTTCAATTACCTTTGCAAACTTCTTCATAGGCACATCACTCCTACCACTTATAGGAACCATTGGCAATCTCATCACCATACAAGGAAACAAAATCTGTTATTAATGCGATAAACTCTGAATTTGTCGGCTTTCCTTTTTCCACTGAAACCGTGTAACCAAAAATTTTGTTGATTGCATTTGTATTGCCATTTGTCCAAGTAACTTCTATCGCGTGCCGGATTGATCTTTCTACTCTCCAGACTGTATCGCTGTTTTCTTCTGCGATTTCAGTATAGAGTCCTTTAATAATGCCGACAAGTTTACTTCTGTTTTCAAGACATTTCTCAACCGCACTTATTATGTAACCGTAACCCTTAAGGCTATGTTTTACGCCGATCTGATCTAATGTCTTTCTTAAAGCAATGTTCTGTCTATCCATGAATACCTCCTGTTAATCCTTTCCAACTCCGTATCTGATTGCCATTTCTTTTACGATGGCTGTATATCCCTCGATCAACTTCTTATCCTCTGCAATAATATCCACATAGGATAATTTGTCTCTTGCTGATTTACAGATGCCCTCGTCAGCCATTCTTCTGCGCTTATTGGTTAAGCGCTGTTTCAGATTTACACCCATTCGCTTTGACAACAGTTCGTAGCTTTCGGCTCTTACTTGGCTGTATGCCTGTCCACCGCCAAGTTCCATGCTGATTTTTCTTAAAATATTTCCAGTATCATCACGCCATGATGTTGTATCGAGTGCAACCACTTCTCGGATGCTCTCAACTCTTTGTTCCACATGGTTTAACTGCTCTGCCTGCCGTTTCTGTTCTAACTGCTGTTCTGCTACAGAATTGAAAATCTTCTGGAACATCTGCAACTCTGGTGATAACTGATTGAGGTCGATTACCTTTTGTTTCACACGCTCTTCCAAGGTCGTGAAATAATCTCGTGCCTCTTCTGCTTTCGCTCCGTTTCCTTTCATGGAAAGTTTCTTTGCAAAATGTGCTGTGAGCTTGTAATCCGTTGTCGGATTTGGATTAAAATTCCGTTCTTCATCAATGACGAACGCCCAATAATCAACGTTTTCCTCGGCAAATTCGTTTTCAGTGATATTATTTTTGCACCATCTTGAATAATTGCGGCTGTCCAACTCCAAGTACTCATACAGCTTTTTAGCTGTTGTCATTCCGTTTTCGTCAATGCCAAGTGCAATTTCGATTGGTGTCTGCATTTTGCCTGTTTCTACTTCGTTCATTTGGCTCCTTTCCGGATTTTTGCAATAAAAAATCCAACTACCGCTTGATAGTTGGAAAATACTGGTTGTCTCTATTTTGCTTTGTTGATACAATTAATGTACGGCGGCGGCCATCATGAAAGGAACTGTTATCATGAAAATCGTTAGTATACTTATCTCATTATTGGCATGGCGTGTTACCGGTTACGACTTCTTCATAATTCTAACCATAACATCCATGACAATCGACCTATACAAAGGAATTAAAAAAGTACAAAAGAGATTAAATAAAATACTAAAGATGATGCGGAAAATAAAGCAATAATGTAACTCATTTCCTTCCGCCGTCGCATATTAATTGTATCAACTGATTTCCTGTGTTACAAACACATTTAATCTGCAAATTCCGACAAATTTCTCAACTATCAATATCTTGTTTTCTATTCTTCTGTTTTTGAGTTCCCAGTCTCTTCTACTGGCTGATTTTTTGAAACGCTTGCTGAACCCTCAACCATGCCAAGAACGTAGCCTTTCTGAAAGTCGTTCATTTTTGGAATGGCTTCTTTGAGTTTTTCAACAACTTTCTTTTCCTGTTCGCTCACCGTATCACTCCTTTCTGCCGAACTTTTAATGTTGTTTTTGTTCGGTATGCGTATAATATATCACGCTTTCAGAACTGTGTCAACATGTTTTTGTTCCGTTTGCGAACTTTTTCTATTTACAATTCTGTTTGCGTATGGTATAGTTCTATGTAGAAAGAGAGGTGGGATTATGAATGAGCGAATGAAAGAACTTCGCAAGGCTATGGGAAAAAGCCAAGAAGAATTTGGAAAGATTCTCGGAATAACCAAGTCTGGTGTCTCTGATATTGAATCAGGACGCAGAAACGTAACAGAACAACATATAATCATGTTACGAAATGAAAATGTCAATGAAGATTGGTTACGAACTGGAAACGGCGAAATGTTTATCCCAGAAACCAAAGACGAGCAGATTTCAAAGATGCTCGCAGACGTACTTAAATGTGAAGATTCAGATTTTAAAAAACGTTTGATCGTGGCGTTATCGAAAATGGATGATACCGGATGGAATGCATTGGAAAAATTCATTGATTCAATCACAAGTCAGAAGTAAAGAAAAGCCAAGGGCAATGCGCAAACCCTTGGCTTTCTTTTACTTTAATAGTTCTTTTATAAACGTTAAGATAGCTCTAAGCCACCTCTCATTATCGCAATGAGCGACCAATTCATAAATTTTTTCCTTGTAAAATTCGTTTACGTTTTCATTCTCAACCTCATTTTCCCCCATATTGATTTCCTCCAATCATTCCGCACTTCCGATAGCGATAAACAAATTATAGAACTTATGTTCGATACCGTCAACCCCATTTGACAAATTGCTACAAATTACAAACTCGTTTGTAGTTGAGGGACAAGAAAACGCCTTATCCCGCCCCTCAGCCAGAACTTGAAGTGCCCTTATCGGACAATTTTATTTTACAAATTTTCCCACAAACATTCAATTTCTTTCGGTCGCAAGTTTCGACAGGTAAATTTCTTATTGTCAAAGAATGTCGATTGATTAGTTTAAATTCTGTTAAAAAATTAATTACTGGTTGAAAATTATGCATCTGCCAGTTATCTGTGATGAATTTTAAGTGCATAATTTTCCTTTCTGCCCGCAGGCTTTATGCAAAAGAGCCGGCTACACAACACATGGTCATGTAATCGGCTCTTAGGCTCTTGATTTTATTATATTTCTGCACAAGTTTTCTTTTGTGCCAAGTTGTCCGCTTTATTCGTAAAACAGAAGTTAAAAATCCTTAAATTTTACAGTTTAGGCGCGATCTTTACCATACTTAACCATTCCTGCACATTAAGATTTGAACCTGAGTTCTGATAAGTACTGAGTGTACCAGTCTGTCCCGGTCCGAAAGTGCCACCACTCGTTACCTGTAAAGTTACTGCACCGCCGGATACCGCAGGAACTCTGACTCGTCCCATGACATAGTTAGATGTTGTATTTGTTATAAAAACTTCACGAAACCCATTTGCGTTTGAACTGAAAGTGACAAGACCTGTAATAAGATAATACCCATCATCCGGGACAGTGAAATACTGCACGACAGGAGTCTGGTCATTATAATTTGTCATAGTATTGGATAAGCTAGATACATTATTTTTGGCATCCGCCTTTTTTAAATATTTGTCTGAAATGTTATTACCATCGTGATCTGCATCAGCCCGACCAACACGTACAGCAGGATAGGTGTCGTCAAGTTCATTATGTGCGATCAGATTAATTACTTTGTCGCCAGTATCGAATAATGGCGTAAGAGACCCCATAAGTCCAGACCAGTCATCTTTTGTAATTTTTATATACGACTTATTTGCTAAACCGTCGTTTAACGATGATATCGCTCCCGTGCATGTCCCATTCCCAATCTTAGAAATATCCGTCGTTCCAAGCATTTTATAGAGATACCGCACATTTTTGAACATCTGTGACACCTTTTTTAAAATAGAAGAATGTTTTTCGCCACTTGATAATTTTGATACGCTTGTCCATGCTGACGCGGACCCATCTGCCACATCACTGCTTGTAAAAGTTGCTGTATTCTCTGCTGTATCTCCACCAGTTGCCACTGCACCGACGTTTTCTGCTGTGAGTTCTACATTGCCCCTGCGGAAAGTATCTTCGTTTGCACCTTTAATTCCAGTTACCGGAGTTCCGGCAAGCACGTCCCATTTTTCATCTGATGTTTTATAGATGTTTGCTCCGGCAGGAATTACATTCCCAGCTCCCTCTTTAAAATCATCCGTGGTTGTAAATTCGTCTGAAATATTGAACATCCACCCTGTGCTAACATCCGCAAGTGCCGGAAGATCTGCAAATGCAACTGTTCCGTGTGGCTGCAATCCACCTTTAAGTCCTTCTGATACATCTTTTGCCTGCTGATAGTAATACTTTGCATTGTCAGAATCTTCACCCTCTCTGCTTCCTGTACCACCAACAGCATAACTCTGTGCCTTGGTTGCACTTTCTTCTGCAGATTCCGCTTTACCGATGATCTCCGCAGCCTTTTGAGTTGCAATATCTGCTTTTTCGGCTGCTGTATCAGCTGACTGACTGGCGGACGATGCTTTCTCCGTGGCTGTGGCGGATGATTCACTGGCGGATGTCTCACTGACTTTTGCGTTGCTTTCGGATGCCGCTGCCGCCGTAGCTGACTTCGCTGCCGCTGTCTCGGACGCCTTGGCATTGTCCTCTGATTTTTTTGCAGCTGTTTCACTGGCTTTTGCGGCATTCTCACTTGCTTTGGCGTTTATTTCAGACATTGCCGCTGCCTGCTGGCTTGACTCTGCCTTTGCTACTTCCACCTTAATTTTTGCAAGATAGTTTGGCTCCAAGTGTTTTTCCTCGATGCTACCCTCTTTGACGATGGCAGACACTTTTCCATCCTTATCAATATAAAAAGCTACCGTATCAGAATTAAGGAACTCATACTGTGTAATCAGTGCCGACAGGTCTATGTACTGCTTCGTACCATCGATCAGAGTCAAAATAATCTGCTGTGTAGTCGGATTGTAATCGAAGTTGATCGCGATCTTCTCCATCTGCGTATCGATCGTAACCTTGGACCCGTTCTTTTTCGTGATTGTGATAATTCCCGTCGATTCCTCGAATGTCACGTCTGCAACAAGAGTTGCTACCTCTGCTTTTGTGGCTTTCGTGGTATCAAGAGTGATTACACGATCATCAATGATATCAATCGAGCCATCCATTTTATTGAGGTTTCTTTCATTAAGCGGTGTTTCATCACTCGGGTAATTCTCCCAATTAATATCAATATGCGCTTTATTCATGGTCCTCACTCTCCCTTTCCTTTGCAAGCTTCATCTGTTCCCGTTCTACTGTAACCTGTCGGTTTGCTTCTTCCTTGATCTGATATAGAATGTCCTTAAACACCAGGTACTTAGCTTCGATCGGGACATCCCCGCACAAATTTACATAATTTATAATGTCGTTTTCAAATTCACGAATTTTTGCATTTATCATAGAATACCTACCGTTTCTTTCAATTCTTTTATTTCTTCATGCTGTAATTGCACTGTTGCAACCAGATCAGCGATCAGCTCTGTATAATTCAGTCCGTAATACTTTTCTCCGTTACCGTTTGAGAAAATTTGAGGGCAAATATTCCATCCTTCTTCCACACTTTCCAAAACATCCTGTGCTATAAAGCCATGATGAAATCCATCCTTTTCGAAATTATAACGATACGATTTTGCTCTTAAAGAATAAATAAACTCAGATGATTGCTTTTTGCTTAAATCTAAAATTGTGTTTTTTATTCTTTTGTCAGATCCATTAATTACTCCACCTCTGAATCCACCTACTCCGGTATCTCCGTCTAAATGGATCATCATGTGGTCATTATCGTTTGCGCCTTTATGCAATGAAACCTGATTATATTGAACCGTACATTTATGAACAGGACTTTCAAGCGTCCCTTCCACTGTTCGAAATCCATCCGTTCCCATCTGTACAAGTGTTCCACTGCGTTTAAATTCAATAAGGTTTTCTACAGACTCTTCCGCTTGAATATGCATATATCCCCCGGTCATTTCCATAGAACCTTTTAATTCAAGCAGTTTTGCTTTAATTTTGATACCCTCGGCTGACTGGTTGATTTCTGAAATGACGCTGTCTTTTGATACTTTCAAGCTGATCTGCTTTGATGACTGCGTAATCGTACTGGACGCACTCGATGAAAGCTGCTTAAATTTCTTTATCAGAGTCCATTTGTATTTTCCACTGCTTATTCCACCATCTGGTTCGCAACCATAAAACTTTCCAGTATTCTGATCCAAAAAACTGTGTCCAGAATAATACGAAGATGCAGGGTATGTATCTTGTGGATTCCCGAAACCACAATGTGTAACGTCATAATCTTCGGTATCCCATACTGTTAAAGAAGCACTGACTTCTGACCGTATCTTAGTTGCAGTTACCTCTATCTTTCCGGACAAATCGCCCTCTGCTTCGCTTGCTCTCGTAACTTCCGCTGTAATCTTGTCCTCATTAATTTTAATAGCTGCTGCAAGTTCAACTTCCTGCCCCTGTGCCCTTTTGACTTCTGCTGTAATACTGCTCGCATTTTGCGTGATTCTCGATGATAAACCATCCGTTGTATTTTTAACTTCTGTGCGAATTTCGGTTGCGGTCTGCGTGATCTGTGACTGCAATCCCTTCTCAACATCAGTTATCGTACTCTGTGTCTTTTCAATGGTTCGCTCCAACACATTGCTCTTGCCTTTGAGCTTTAAAATACTTTTCTGTATTCCGTTCGCCCCGTTTGTCCGGTACTCTTCCCCATCTGCTTCCAAATCATCACGCAAAGCCTGTATACCTTTCAGGGTTCTTTTCAGAATATAGGACTCAATCAGTTCATATCTGGTCGGCAGCCGCACTGCATCCCCGACCTCAAGACATGGATTTCCTTTGCAGTCTGCCGTAAACGGGCGATAAACAATCCCCCTGATCTTTGAAAGAACATTGTTTGCAATGCCTTTTAATTCTTTAGTTCCTTTACCATAGACAAGAAAATTATCCTCGATCACATAAGCATTGTCTCCAGTACCCACAATCACACCGATATCATTCTTCTGCTCCCGGATCTGCAGCTTATTGATCGTTTTAACAAGAAAATCTTCATACTCAGCCGTTATATATAAATCCTTCCCGATACGGTTGCTTTTCGGATCTCTTGGGAACAAATCATCTGCCGGATAAAGATCGTTTCTCGGATAAAGTCCCTGTATATTCTGCTCCAGATATATATAATGAAACTTCCCGTCGCGCCCCATATGCCCCATACAGCCATTGATCTCACAAATACAGGACAACACTTCCTTGCCGCTCATAGATTCGCCTATGGTGCTCGATTCCTCTGTATCAGAACTTGTCTCGCTGGATGCCGTGACTGCAACTGTTTTTTCAATAGACATGCCGTCATTAACCAGTATAATGTCAGCCTGCTCAATCCCGAAGTGCTTAAAAAAACTGTCCCGGAATTGCTTCATTGTGACCGGATCATAAACTGTAACAGTCGTAGTTTTTCCATCTTTATCTTTCTGCTGCTCTTTATGGGATGGAAAGACAGTGTTATACCATGCTGCCACATCTGCATTTAAAATGTCATAAAGGGCATCATATGCAACCACATCACGGCACGTCCTGTCTGCCGTGGGCGTATCAGAATCAACCTTATATCGTCCGAACTGGAACGGGATATCTGCATGTCCACCAAGAGACATCCTTACTGTCATCCATCTGCCCTTCATTGGCAAAAATGTATTTGACACCGTGAATTTAATCATGGCGGCTTCGCATGATCCAAACGTCAATTCCTGTTCCGAACACAAACTTTCGGTCAATTCGAATTTTTCTTGGTGTAGTTCTGTATTTGTGATATTGATTTTTCCGTTATCAGATACGATGGATAATTGCTTATCGACCGTATCTTTTTTGAACAAGTCGCCATATTTATAATTAACCACCGTACACACCCCCTATGAAAGCAAGCCGAACTGAATTGTAACGAATTACCCCATCATATGTTCCGTATATCGTAGGCTGAAAATCTGCCATATAGCCGTACTGCGTCACATAATCGTCATATTCCGGGATATACGCTGTGATATAGCAGGCTCTCCCTGTTGCATTTGTGAACTGGCTTCTGATATTATTTAGCACCTCATTAAAAGTCTTATTTGTCAGCATTGCCGGTGTCTCAAACTCCACTTTTAAAGCCTTTAATTCCACGGCATTTCTATGCAGATAACCGTTGGCATCCGTATAATCATCTAAATCCTGCATATTGACATATGGGCTATATGTCTCCGGTTTCATAAAAGACATTGGAACTGTATAATTTCCAATCTTTAGCAACCAACCGCTGTACGCCATATTTCCACCACCTAACTGTTTGGGTTTGCGGCTGTCTCAAATGACAGTCGGTAAAATTTGTACAAAAATAGCACCTGCCACCAATTTGATAGATGCCACTTCTTTTTCTTGATCTATTTTGTAATTACTTCGATATTGGGCGATTTAATCACAATTTTCTCCGGTGTGTGAATTACTTCCGTGTTCCCATACGTAATCCTGATCTCTAATTTGTTCATAAAATTTCTCCTAAATTTCATACTCCGGGTATGCTGCTTCCCAAACATCCCTATGGTAGGTATTTACCTCTCCATAATTTGCATCAAAAATCTTTTTCACGCCATATCCAAGTTCAATGCTCTTTTCTTTGAGTTTTCGCCAATTAAATGTTTTCCAGTCCACACCGTTCATTGCTGCAACACGCTTAATAGAATACCAGTCTTTGCTATAGTCAAGTTCCTGCTGCAGCTTTTCATTCTCCTGTTCTGCAATCTGCCTGCGCTCTACTTCATCCGCATATGCCCGAAGTGCCGATGGAAAATCTTTCGGGACCTGTCCCCTCTCCATCTCGTTAAAACGCTTTACATATTTTGCTGTGAATAGGATACCTTTTTCTCCTGTAAACTTATTAGCAAGAAAATCACAACCAATCTTGGTAACTTCATAACACGGCATCTTCTTGTTTTGCCCTGTCAAATACATTGATTTGATGAAATAATCGGTAACGGGAATTTTCCCTTTACCTAATGTTGGTATAATTCCTGCCTGTTTAGTGCTTCCGTCTGGATTTGTTGTCCCTTCCAATTTTTTTAAAATCTCATAGTGCGGAACTTCCATCATTTCTGCAATTTCAAGTGTTGTTATCGTGTTCGTATTGTTTTCAAATCCAATTTCATCTTTAGTAATAAGAGCTGTGTATGCCATATTTTATATCTCCTAAATTTCCGAGCCTTGCATTTCGCAAGGCTTAATCTTTAAATTCACGTGCGTTAGGAACATACCCTAACAGGAGTTACACGCTATATATTCAATCCATTCGGATGAATTTTTAAATAAAAAGACCGCCAAAGACTGAATTTCTTCAATCTCTGGCGGTCACGAATCCGCACCTATTCCTCATAGGCTTGCAGGACGTCCTAAATTCTTTAGGTCTTACCTGCGTGATTTTTAATTACTGAAATTATATATTTTCTATGTGTGTTTGTCAAACAGCTAATTTGCAAATTTTATCAGCAATTTTCACAAATTAAACAATTCTGGGCAAAAACGCTTGCTAGAATACTTATCCGATCTGTTAAAAATCAAGGAATACAAAAAAGACACCTCTTGAGGCGTCTTTTTCTAATTGGATTATTTTGTTTTCTTATTTTCCCCTGCTGCTTTAAGTACTCTCCATTCAGGATCGTTGCTAAAGTTTTTTCTTTCTGTAATTTTTGCTAATTCTTCTTTCAACTGTTCATTTTCTCTCTCTAATTTTTCTATTTTCTTTTCATGTTCTCTCTTTTCTTTAACAAGTATGTTTTTATCTTTTTCCAACTGATCTGCATAAATAAGTGCTTTTGATTCTCTGTCATATAATTCCAAGTTTTTATCAGTTGCCTGTTCTATTCTTTTATTTATTTCCCTGATTTCCCATTTGTGATTTTTTTCTTTTTTCTCCAACTCATATTTTAAATATTCTATTTGTTCATTTGCTTCTTTTAATTCTTCTTTACACGCCATTAGTTCTGATTCTAATGTTTTATCTCCCATGTATTTTCCCTCGCTTATAAGGTTCCTATGTAATTTTCAATATACGAAATATATTCAACAGGGATTCCGTTCAAAACATCTATTTTTATATCAGAAGAATATCTATTTATAGACCAATCGTATGAATTTTCTTTTCTTAAGTCTGATATTCCTCCAGTATCCTTGTTTTGGTATGTGCATTTGTCATTCTGTTTTACATTCACGCAAACAGTTACTTCCATGTCTGACATGTCAAATTTATAATAATCATAAAGAGTAAATATACAGATAACTTTACTATCATCTTTCCCAAGATACAATGTATCCATATTTTCAAAATCAATTCTATTCTTTTCGCTGTCTATATAAACACAAATATCAAAATCTTTTTGATCATTTTCATACAGCCAGTAGATATCTTCTTCTGAAAGTGTGCTTATATCAAATTCAACTATAACATACGGCATGTAACCATTTTTATATTCCATCTGACACAAATCTACTGATTTTATTCCAAATGTACTATCATTATAATTCATGCTGTCATACGGTATACTTTTTACATTCTTTTCTATTCCAGTTTCTCTTTCAATCACGACAGTTCCATCCGTTTCTGTCGTCTCTATTTTTTCTTCCTCATATCCGTTTCCACACCCAGTTAATACCAACACAGCTATTGTCAAAATTACTATTCCCCACTTTTTCATGAACTCCCTCCCATTTGTAATATATTATACCAACCATACCACAAACGAAAGAGAGTTGCAATTAAAATATAGGAACTGGATTTCTCTGCGTTCTATTTGCTTCCTGTCTCCATTTTTTTACTGTCCCTTGATACGCTTTATCTGAATCAAGAACCGCCGTAATATCTGCTTTTTCAAGTTTTGATACAATGACGTCTCCCAGTTTATCGTAATCAATAGCGCTTGACATTGCTATCTGCATTTCTTTTCCAATAGTACTTTCAATGCTACCGGAATTGTATTTTATAGATGCGTTTACGTTGTCAGTTATGCTTCTATTGTACTTATATACAACTTCCGGCGCTGCTTTTAACCCTGTCAATCCAAAACTGTCCTTAATTCCCTCGGACCAGTTTTTTATCTCCTTAAATGTACTTTTAGATCCATCAGAAATACCATTATTAAATCCTTCTACCGTAAATCCTGCAAATTCTTTAAACACTCTTGATGGCGAATGTATCCCCATCAAATTTGTAAACCAAGAACCAATATTTGATACCCAGCTAGAAATAACACCGTGCGTTGTATTCTGATTCCCAGATACTCCACTATTAAATCCCTCTACCGTATATTTTCCATAATCAGAAAACACCGTGGATGGCGAATGTATCCCCATGTTTGTTGTAAAAGGTGCCTTGATATTATTGTTCATATAATCAAGCATAGCATCTCCAGTACTGCTTGAGTTATCTCTGATACCATCATTGTATCCATCTACTGTATTTTTCGCCCAACTTTCCCCCATATTGGACAGCATGAGTTCCTTTAATTTACCTTTTCGTGTAATTTCTCCGGTAACTGTATCGACTGCACTTTGAGACTGGGCTACACCACCATCCGAAAATCCTTTAACAATTACTTTTCCGCCTTCTATTGCTACATTGTATCCTCTGTCGTTATACCATGTTGTTATTTCATTTTCTAGTTCTGCGGTCAATGTTGGTATTGCTTCTTTCGTTCCTGCAACTCCGCCAACACCAAATTGTACCATTCCTTTTTCCCCAAGGTTATACATATCTTGGTCTGTCGTTCCATAGGAATCAATAATTGTTTGATATAATTCTACTGCTTCTTTTCCGATTACCTGCTTACCATTGACAAATATTCCGCCAAGATCATCTATTGCTTTTGATGCGTTCAATGCAATTTGTCCAAAGTTAATCTTATCTACGGCATCAGACAATTTATTGTATTTCTGCGTATGTTGTTCAAGCATATCATTTGCAGTATTGTAAGATGTTGTAGCTTTTTCAACCTCATCTCTAAGCGTCTTTTGTGTTTCTGTTATTTTGGACTGTTCATCTTCTAAGAAAACCATTTTCTTTACAAGTTCATCATGTGCATCGCTTGCATTTTTTGCTTCTATGCCATTTGCTTTTAAAGCGTCTGCATTTCGCTTCCACCAATCATTCCAGTCCTCTGTTGCACCTATATCAGAAATTATTTTATTGAGTTTATCTAACTCTGTTTTATTTTTTTTGTAGTTCTGCTCTGATACTTCCAACTCGACATTAGCTTCCGCAAGTGCCTTACTGTACTGCTCTACAACATCTTTATATCCTGCAACTCTATAATATTCTTTCTGCGCTTCTATGGTCTTTAGAAGTTCTTCCTTTTGTGCTGTATATTTTCCAGTAGTCATATCAATCTGATTTGCTAATTCTGGACAAATATCAATAAGCTGTTGTGCTCTCGTTTTTAATGTTTCTTGATCTGCTGCTGTTAAGCTCGTCTTGTCTGCAAGTTCGAAATATGAATCTGCAAGCTGTTGAAGCTGATCTGCACTTGCTTCGGATTTAGATGTTAAATCCTTTGTAGTGTCAGCTAAATCTCTTAGATTTTGTGCGGCATCTTCCATTTTCTGGTTATTTGATCCTATTTCTTCCTCAAACTCCAAAAACTGATCTGCAATCTCTTTTTGCCAACTTTTATGGAAATTATATACAGCTAACCCTATTGCTGCGATCGCCGCTGCTATTGCTAAATAAGGATGCGCAACGACAGTAGCTGCAAAATTCAAAAGAGTATCTTTTATTGCCAAAATCTTTGTCTTAATATTGTCTAATGCTGATAACGTAATGGTTGATATTTTTATTGCTGCAATTACTCCAAGAATGGTTGCTTCTATTGGTGCAGCAGAAAATATACCAGACCATGTGCTTAGCCCAGCATTTATAGCTTTCCAAATTACCTGCGCAATTTTTCCACATATGCCAAGCCAATCTATATCAGACAGGAACTCTCCGATTTTCTTTCCAATCCTATACCAATTCACTCCATCAATAGCAGAAATCATTGCATCAAGCAAACCTTTCGCCCATGTATTCAATGTTCTTGCCAAAAGAGTAAACTTGAAAGTTTTGAAAAATTTATTAATCCCTGCTGCAATAGAATTTCCAAAATTCTTCCAGTTAAATCTCGTTCCAAAAGAATTTAAAAACTCCAATGTAGTATTCAATGCCCCTGCAATCGTTTTTCCGACATTCCCGAACAGTCTCGGATTGATAAGACCATTAAGGAAATCTGCCAAGCCTTTGCCGAAATTTCTTGCCTTGGAATAAATCTTATCCCAGTTGATAGACTCCATAGCTTTTGATAAGGCATCACTGATGTATTTTCCAAGTTGTTTCAGATTTTTAATATCACTTTCGTAATTTTTGAAAATGGTATCAGTCTTGACGAGTTTACCGCCACTGGCACCGCCTGATGCGCCACCGCCGCCGGAACCGCCCGAACCTTTTTTGCCAGAACCATCATTTGTGGTAATCAGTTTCAATTCATCAAACTGACGGACACCCTTATTCATCTTGTCAATGTTCTTTGCCGCCTGTCCGGTACTGTCCGCAACATCATCTGCGCTTTCTGCCGCATCTGAAAAACTATCCGCAAGACCTGCACCGGAATCCTCATATTTCCATCCGAAGATTGCGCCTAAAGCGTTTGTAACCTTTGTAACAAAGCTGATAACAACCAGTAAAACGGAATTGAGTGCTTTTACGAATGGTTTGAAAGCATTGATTAATGCTCCACCAATAACACTGCCAAGCTGTTCAAACGACTGTTTTAAAATTCTGATCTGGTTCGCCCACGAATCAGCAGTACGCGCAAAGTCTCCCTGCGCTGTCTGCGTATTGGCAAGCACATACTGATACCGGAGCATTGTCTTTTCAGCCTGTGACATAGACGCAATATCAGAATCTAATCCCTGTTTCATCGCCCACTCTTTAAGGGTTGCCTGTGTAAGATCAAGACCGTAATCTCTTAATGGACGTGTCTGTCCGGTAAATATTGCAGCTAAATCCTGCGACACAACATCCTGATCTATGTTATACAGAGATGCCATATCAGCAGTTAATTTTGTTAAATTCAAAGACACATCAGCCATGGAATCAGACAAACCAATATAGCCATCTGTCTGTTTGTTCAAAAACTCATTGGCTTTCTTTATCAAACTGCTGTCAATTCCCATGGCTGTTCCCATTGCTTGGAATCGGCTTGCCGTCTGTTTCAATGTCAGTTCTGACATACCAAACTGACGTATAGAGTCCTGTGCAAACTCATTGACTTTTTTTGACATGTCACCAAAAGTAACATCAACAACGTTCTGAACCTCTGTTAATGCCGATGATATGTCGATTGCATTTTTTATTCCTCTGATCGCTCCGTACAGACCAAGATAAATCCCCATAGAGGATAAAATCTGTCTTGTGAATGACTTGAGTCCGATCAATGCTTTTCCTGTGGATGTCTTAAATCCAAGGAAAGAACCGGAAAGATTACTGATGCTGTTATTTAATCCAGTAATCGCACCGCCAGATCTGTTTGAAAGATTTCCAAGTGCCTGTGTCATTTGTAAAATATTTGCGCTTACATTTGGTGCTTTTGAGAGTGTCTCAAACAGATATTTAAGGTTGTCAGCAAGCAAAGGTATATTTGTTACTGCACGTCCGCTTGCAACGCTTCCAAGCCTTGATATGGCTGTTACAAGGTTGCTCATATTGGTCATATCAAAATTCAATGCACCTATCTTGTTCATCTGGCGTACAAAGTTTTGTAACTGCGCAGATAAAGCCGGCAGATTCTTTGTCGCCTGTGTAGATGCCTTGCCACCAATTTTTGACAGTGCCGACACCATGCTTGTGAGTCCGCTTGTATCAACAGCTTTAACACTTGCTATTCCAGATGCAAGATCTCTCACAGAAGAAGATATTCCGTGGATAGAATTTGCATCAACACCAGAAAATTTATTGAGTGCCCGCACCATTGATGTGATTTCCGAAGATTTACCACCTTTGAACCCGGTAGCTGCATCGGAAATGCTTCTGATTCCGCTTGCAATATTTGAAAGTTTTGCAGTGTCAAACGATATGCTTTCCCGGAGCCTATTCATGCTGTTTACAAGGCTTTCTATGGAATTACTTGCTTTTGCAGAGTCAGCTTTGATTTTTATTTGTAATTCATCAATGTCTGCCATATATGCACCAACTTTCTATGCAAAATAAAAAGACGGTAGGCTGTGACACCTTACCGTCCTTGATCTACTCTTTTAATTTTTCTCTTGTAACCGGTCCGCATTTCTTATCTACTGTAATTCCGACTTTTTTCTGGAATGTTCCAATACCGGTCGCCGTATCATTTCCAAGAATACCGTCCACATTACTGTTTCCCTTTTTATCTTTTTCATCTAGGCATCCGTGATAAATAAGCTCCGTCTGAAGCCATCTCACATCATCCCCTCTCATGCAAGGGAATTTTTTCTTTAAAATCCTTACAGGTTCCGGGTATGGGTTTAAATGATCTTTTACATTTTTTCTAGGGTTTCCGCTTGTCACAATCGCTGTATGACCTTTGGTTTTTGTGACAAGAACATCTCCATTGTAAAGAACCATTCCTGCCGCATAACCTCCAATGTCATCAAACATGCCACTAGAAAGAAGTACAGATTTTTCATTTGCTGTGGTGAAATTTCCAACATCTTTTCCAGTTGCATGAATAATGCATGCACGTACCGTTGTGCCGCAATCTGCTTCTGTTTTTACTTTTGAATTAATACCATATTTGACAATTCCAAGCCGGTGTCCCTGACAGTAGCCAATATTATCATTATTGCACGCTGTAATCATTGATTCTGCCAGTTTATCCGCCATATCTTTTGTTTTTGGTCTTAACACATACCATCCTTTTTTATGAACATAAAAGTTTTGCATACTTACTTCTGTTCCGGTCTGATCTCCCGGTCTCCCACCGGTCAATTTCCCATTTTCATCATGTCTTGCAGATCCAATTCTCATATTTATACCTCCAAGTTCTTTTCTGGTTTTGGGTGGCTCAACTCATAGTTTGACTGCATGACTTTAAGTTTTGCCACAAATAGCTCTCTCTGTTTCTTTATTTCTTCTTCCGTCATTTCTGAATCATCTTTCCCTTGTTGCTCATTAATTGGTTTTTTAATATACTTTGATTTTGCTTTTCGTCCGGCAAGGCAATGTTCTACTGCCACCGATACCGCAGACAATCCGTATGTCCCAAACCACATCCACATCTCATTGTCTCTTTGCTTTTTATCTAAGTTGTAAGCATCCGCATAAGGCTGTAAATCAGCCGGGCAGGACGTGTCTATGTCACGCACGGTAAATCCATACCCTTTTGTAACTAAAAGCCAGAATGGGCGGATTTCCGCACAATATGTTCCCCATGTAAGTTCTCTCTGTTCTTCTACTTTTTCCTCGGAGTTTTCTTCTCCGCTTCTTTCTGATCTGCTTTGAGCAGTTTTGATAAAAAACCGTTTTCAAGCAGCTCCGCTAAAAGTGCATTGTAAAGTACCTGAACATCTGCATCTTCTCCGTCAAAGTAATCATCCAGCATGGCATATACTTTTCCAAGCTGCTGTTCCTTTTCTCCCTCATTGTCCGGATTGTATCCAAGTTCCTCTTTGTGAAACTTCTGCGCGCCTACAAGGATTAACTCTGGAAGAAATAAAAGGATTTCGTCAACCGCTTCGATATCTTCCATCTGGTCTAATTTTGCTACTTTCTTGATAATTCCGCTTTTCACGGTTGCTTCATATCCAAACTTGATCTGTAATTCTTTCTCGCCAAATTTTAATTTTGTCATTTTCTTTCCCTTTCTCCCTCTCATATAGGGAAAGGGCAGTCCGAAGACCGCCCTGTTCTTTTAAATTGTTTCTTCAAGCTCTGGCTCGGTTGTCTGGTTATCGTCAGCCGATCCAACCGAACTATTCGACTGACGTGTTATTCCCCCGGTGTAAAAGCTACAGCGGTGTCCATGCCCTTGTATTCTTCAATGGTAAGATTCATTTCAACCGTCAAAAGTTCGTTCTGACCAATCTCCGGCTGTGGAATCTGCTCTGGCGGCTGAGCCACAACAAAAAACGCGTCGGTAAATCCCGGGATAATAGTTTCAAACCACATTCTTTTCCCGCCGGAAAGCGCCTTATACGCCGTGATAAGTGCTTCCCACTCTTCCTTTGTGGCATCCGTAAGGTTTACCGTGATAGGGAAAGAGCCACCGGTATCTGCGCGACCCTTTACATATCTGGTAATAGCATCTTCTAATGCAGATGCGTCAATCTGTTCCGGCTCAATGTTAATACCGCCGATTGCGTTAATTCTTGTAAGCTGTTTAAACGATGTAGGCTTTGTTCCGGCTGTCGCTTCTGTGCCATAGCCAAACGTAATTCCTAACGTAGACAATCCTGCTTCTGCCATTTTTACCTCTCTTTCTACCGCCAAATAATGCGGTTATCGGGCGCATCTTTTTGCACCCGGTGCATAAAAAATAGAGCCTTTCGGCTCTTTTACATCAATCTGTCGTTGGCTCCGATTATCCGCCGGAACCTTGCAACGCTTCTAAATTTTTTTTCACTGTCATTTTTAAACTCCGGCATTGCTGTGATTTGAAATCGCATCTGCTTAAAGGCATCAGCTAAAATAGCCATAATCCCTTTTGCATCGCTCTGCTTTGTGTTTGTAATGACGTCAACCTGTATTGTTTCCTGCACCGCATTTACGGATGTGCCCTCTAAATCTGCCCCACGTTCAAGCCCCGGCATCTCATGGATGTAAATAGTCGGGAAAACAGGGTCTTTATCAAGGTTCTTTTCAACCGTTGTAAATGCAGTTTCAAAATTCATGCTTTTGTATTTCTTCTGGAGTTTTGGTTTGGCAATCGTTACCACATTGGAAAAAATGTTTGTTTCAAGGTCAAATACCCACTGGTTGCCTGCCATTATTTAACCACCTCATATGTTTTCTTGAAAATATCCGGCTTGCATGGATATAATTCTCCACTCACACCGCGGATAATATAATCTCCTTCAGATGCAGTCATGTCACCCTCTAATGTTTTTATCTTTATAAATACATGAGGTCTACCTTTACCCACTTCCCATGCTGTGTCGAGAATATCATAGATTAATGAACCACCGACAAAAGCTTTTATTTCTTCGAGATTTAATCCAGTCCACTGAATAGCTTCAATTTCTACCGGTTTTTTCCTGTACTTCATTATCCAAACACCTCCTTCGCTGTCTGTGTAACAATTTGACGCAACTCATTTGCGGTCAGATACATGAATGGTCGGCTTGGCATTCCCTCTGTAAACCACCAATCGCCATTGTCGTCCTGATAAAACCATCCATATCTTCCATCTGAAATCTGATGGATAGTTTTTCCACTTGCATACTGCCACGAAACGCCATCCGGCAGTTTCCCTGGATAAGGATTTTGCTGTCCTACGGTTCCTGTTCCAAATTCAACAAACATTGCATGGTCCGTCCCGGCAACTACCGCCCATATCCCGCCTCCTTTGGTACTTCCCTTGTATTCTGAATGAATACTGGAAATCAATTCTGATGTGAATATTGCGTCAAGGTCAGCAATTTGTACTCTGGCAATCTCTACGCCCTTTTCCGCGAGTTTTTCTGCCAATAGCTGGCATTTATATGTCAAGCTGTTTTTATAGGCTCTAAGCTCTCGTATGGCGTTCTGAATAGACTTTTCAGACAGGCTCATTGTGATTACTTTCTTTCCCATGCCGCACCTACTTCACATTTTTTTGCAATAAGAACAAATCAACCGTCAATCCCTCGTCTGCGACACCTTTTACGATGTAATCAGCCGAATTTTCATCAACGATTGTATTCTCTTCATCTTTGTACCTTACATCTGACCGTTTCCATACCAAGGAGCCGACGCTCAATGGAAGTTTCCCTTTGTCCTCGACAATCTGAACAAAGTTTGTGGAATTGTCAACGCCAAACTCTTTTATAAGTGCTTCACTCAACTTATTGCTGATTGAAGAATAAAAAACCACAGGCTTCTCATAACCTGTGGTATACTCTCCGGTTGTTTTCGGTATTTTGTTTCCATCCTCATCAAGGTAATAAATTACATTTCCATCAGAATCCGTGTACGAAGAATATTCGATGTTACCATCATCATCCGTCACATATACCGGCACCTTGCCGCTTTGCTGCGAATAACTCATTTTTTGCTTATTGATCTCAAGCATTTCACTTCACATCCTTGCCGAACCGTTTCCACAGCTCAGAAAGCTTTTCCCATCCATACATTGCGACAAACGCAACAATAAATCCTGCAATAATAGCTGCCAAGATCATATACCATAAAATTGATGTCTGGATGTACTGCATGTATGCCACAAACGCAGCGACCGTGATTCCGATAGAAAGAACAAATACCAAAATGTCCGTTGGAATCTTAGAAAATACGCCTACACCTTTGATTACCTGTGTTACCACAGACACAACAAATGCCAGCGCACCAATGATTGCCAGAATAATTGTCATATTTGCAATTACAGACTGTATAATATCCATGATTAAACCTCCTTTTCATCATTAAGACGGGTTTCTATCCCGTCAATTCTGTGATGCGCCGATTTCACACTTTCTTCAACCTTTATAATTCTGTTGTCGTGAGAATTTATTTCTTTTCTCATCTCCGAAACTTCATTCTTGATCTCGGTTGTGTTGTTTGAAATGGCATCCAACTTCATGTTAATGCGTGTGTTCTCCCGCACGCGCTCTTCAAGATCCGTGTTGTCTGTCCTTTTGTTGCTCTTCAAGCCCATAAAGACGGAAAAACCAAGCGACAGCACGCTTATAATGATTGCTGTTGATATTTCAATCGTCAAATCATATACCGCCTTTCATTTTTATGGCACACCGCCCACCACCGCTCAATGTGTGCCGCCTGCTACGTTTTGTCGACGTCGACAAAACGTAACGCACAATCTTCTAAAAAACTGATAATTGCTTTGCAAAAAACAGATTCCTTTTCTACTCATGGCAGATAGGTCACAAAGATTTTACAAACGGGAATACCCCTACGAACAAGCTTTCCCTGTCTTTCCAGCTACGGCTTACGCCGTTTTCTGAATAACTTGCCATATATGCTTCTCCTGCCTGTGAATGGTCGTACACGGATAAATTGACGATTACATCCTCAAACTGTTTCAAGTCTTCGGATATTTTTTCATCCGTGTAGCTTTTCGGGTAATTCCGCTTGCTTACCACTTCATTTCTTGCCTGCTTGATAAGCTGTTCAATGTAAGGATTATCTTCTTTCTGGTCGAACACGACAACATCAGAAGTTACACCATCTTCATCCGTAACGGTTTCAATATGAAATTGTTTCAGTCTGATTTTGACCTGCTCTAATGTTGTATATTCGTCCATTCTTCCCCACCTATAATCCGAACTGCTCAATCAAAATGCGTTTCAGTTCCGCTCCACTGATTTCTTCTGCACCTTCGATTCCATGTTCAGCGGCAAGTGCCTGTAAATCAGCAGTGCTCATTCTGTTAATCTCTGTCTTGGTGTACCCGCCGGAAGATTTCTCTCCCGAAACAATGTCCGGGATTTCATCTCCTGCTTTGTACCATCTTCCATTGCGCTTTACCGTGTATTCAGCAATCATACCGCACCTCCTACGCAACTTTCATAACAACAGCGCTGTCCATGCCCTCAAAAGTAGGCAATCCGATCATTGACACAACGCAATGAGTGTTGATTGGATGATTTGTTGCGTATGTATATACCGAAATGCCGGTTTCTACAATAGAAAGGTTTCCGTCTGTTAAACTTCCGCTTCTCTCTTCCGGTGTCTTTCCAAAGACATAATCTCCAAGGTACACGCCGGATGCCTGCGCTGAAATAACTCCTGTAGGAATAAAATATTTGGTAGCACCGTCTGCAGGGTCGATGTAAAGTTTGTCGTAAACTTCAATCTCGATGCCGTATCCTCTAAGATACTCTGTAACCTGCCCCTGCTGTAAGCGAATACCGCCATTGTAAGCAGTAATTCCAAGCACCTGTTTCTTTGTGTCCTCCGCCTTAAGGACCATTTCCCATGTTTCTGTATTCATGCTAAAGCGTGCAAGGGAATATCCTGTTTTCTTTGCAAACTCACGTTTAATCTCGATAAGGTCGTCAAGTGGCGTTGCTGTTTCTGGTGCAGACCATTTATCGGTATCGCTTCCGGAGATATCCTTGTAATGGTCTCTCTTGTGCGCCACTCCATTGTCCGAAGTATAATCCACATAGTAGCTTTTTCCGCCAATTGTTACCTGTACTCTTGGAATACCATCAGATGGTGCTAATAACTGCCAAATCTGGCGTTCCGGCACTACTCTTGCTCCTTCAATAAGCATCATCGGTTTTTTGCTGATTTCTCTAAGCACCTGGTTTGCCATGTTGGAATTTTCTGCCGACTGGTAATTTGCATACTCCTGCTCTTCACGCTCTGTTACCATGTAAGATTCACGGTAGAACGGCATCTCGTTCTGAATATCCGAAAATCCACCGACATCTCTTAACTCTGCCTGCGCATCAAAATTGGATGCCTTTAAGGATACCGGAAGACCGTTTTTCCCTTTGATAAATCTAAGTTCAAGGCTGTCCTGTTTTCTGGTTCCAAATTTCTGTCTACCTAAGTAAGGTGCAGAACCAAGCGTTTTTTCATAATTATTCCACATAACCCCAAGACTTCTTGCGGTAAATGCTTCTGCTAATGGTAATGCCATTCTCTAATACCTCCATTTTTTAATCAAAAAAAGTAACACGCGGTGTTGCTGCTTTTGCAGTTGCTTCCACGGTCACTCCGTTCGCTGTTACCTTTGCGCTGTCAATAGAACCCTGATATACATAAGTTCCAGGCGCATCTCCCATTGTTACGTCAACATCTTCCAGAAGATACCCTTTGCAAGATTCGTCATTGCTTGGGAACGGTGTCCCTGCCTTTGCAATCTTCTTTCCGTTTGCATCGGCACTTGACACCATTGTCTGCGGAACGATACACGCCGCACCCTCATAAGGAAAGAATTTTAAAATTCCTTTACTCTGTGTAAAGTCTCTTTCAATCGGTTTTCCCATAATTTACCTCCTATAAAACATAATGGTCTTTGGCTTCTGCACTTTCTGCAGGTTTGCCAAAACTGATTTTTTCTGCGTTCTCTACGTCCGCAGTTTTTTTATTTTCTCCACCTGCAGTACCGCCGCCCGGATTTTCAGAATTATTTGCAATCTCCTGTTCCTTTGCCTGCGCTGCCGCGGTTTCCTTTTCGGCTGTAATCTTTCCAAGAGCGTCATAATCAAGGCTTCCATTATCCTTGACAACGGATTTTGCCTGCTCTGCATTGATTTTTAACTTTTCCATCAATGCTTCGCGCTGGTCTCTAATGGCGTTTTTCTTCTGCATATCTGCAATCTGCTGATTTGCTGTCTCTAACGCCTTGTTTGCTTTTTCAAGTTCCGTGAGGTTTCCTGCTTCCATTTCATCCAGCTTTTTCTGCAACTCATCTGCGCTGTCTGCCTTTGCCTTAAGCTCTGCTGCTTTTGCCTGTTCTCTCTGTACGGCACTGCCGTAATCAGCAATGATTTTCTCAACATTTTCCTCACTGATACCCATTGCAATTAACTCTTCTCTTTTCATTGATTACCTCCGATATGTCTTTACGAATTTTTGCGGTGCAACGACACCGAATGACACTGTTGATTTTTACGCTCACAACTTTGCGAATTTTTATAAAATAAAAACAGCCACCGATTACTCGGTAGCTGTCTTATTTTGCTGTTTATTTAATTGGTTTACAATTTCCTGTGCTTTTTGTTCCTGCTCTTCTGCATCATCAATGGTTTTCCAAAACGCATCTATATATGGCTTAGACAAGAGGAATGTCTTTTCAGCATCTCCCCAAAGCCCCACCGTTTTAATGGCAATAAGAGGATGTATGCCGCACTCTAAAAGCTGATATAGTGTTTGCGACTTTGTATACATATTGTCTTGCGGGCTATGATTGATTTGCACATCAAAATCCCTCATTGACAATTTCAAATCATTGTCCTTAACGCGTATTACATTTAAGACAACTTTTGCAAGTCTCTTTTCTGCCGATTTCACAATTGGGTCTTTTAATTTTGCTCTTGTCTTTGAAAAATCCCATCCAGCCCTTAATGATACTGCTCCTTGTGTATCTCCTCCAGAGTTTTGGGACTCTCTGTTTGGTATTGCTAATATTGCCAAGGCATTGTCCCACAAATCATCTTTTGCCACCTGACACTGGCTCTGATTTAGTTCCTGCGTCATAATCTCAACATCGGCTTTGTTATCCTTGTTATTGGACTTTACCGTCAAAGCATGGCTCATTTTCATCTCTTCAAACGTTTTTTTGTCGATTTCACAGTTCACAAACTTAACCCAGTACTGAACAAACTGCTCAATTCCATCCATTCTGTTTGACTGCATATTGTTTATGGCATCCAAAATACCTATGACAAGCTCAATATCAGAAATTCTCTCATGATTATTTGGAAACTCAACAATAGGTATACTTCCAAATGCATGCAATTTCCATTCAGAAACTACTCCGTTTTGAAGTTTACATGAATAGTTGTCCGTATAGCACAGTTTGTACCATCTTCCATCCTCGTCCTTAAGTTCTTGTACTGCAAGAACCGGTTCTTCCGTGCTCCGATTATAAATAACACACGTATTCATTGGAGTAGGCGCAACAATCTGAAATGGTATTTCTCCATTTGAAAATCTCACAGCCTTAAAAGATGTTCCGGTTGCTGACTGCCATTCACCAGCTTTAATGTCCTTTTCCTGTTTATTCGCATCCACAAGATAGTCATTCAGCGCATCCACTGCCAAATTAATTTCATCATCATCTTTTCGACTGATAAACTGTATTGGCTCGCCATATGTCTGTCCTACTTTGAACTGAACAATCTCATACGCATGATTTTCTACTATTTTGTTTGTAATATCAGCATTTTGCACCTTTACACGGTATAAAACAGGCTGGTCACCTTTGTAATATCGCCAAAGATATTCTATGATGGTTTTGTTGTAATAAAAATTTCCGATGCAGTCTCCCACCACATTGACAATATTATCTGCTGTGATGGTTTCAACATCTGTATATAAAATTTTTCTACCATAACAGCCCTTAACAAGGTCTTGGAGAGAAGATTTATTATTCATAATTGGCTCCTAAATAAACGTCATCCCACTGGATGTTGACCGGATTGGAAGAGATTTTAATTCCGTCTCCCCATTCTCCGGATAAAAAACAACTTTCTTGTGGCATTTCCTACATTCCACAGAAATGTTCATTGTTGAACGCCCATCGTGCGTGGCAACTTTTCTTCCACACCGCGGGCAATATATTGTTTTTGGTTTATATCCCATAAAATCCTCTTTTCTTTGCAAAAGAAAAAGCACCGGAGATTTCTCTTCGATGCTCTTTCAATGGGGGATGGTAAAGTGTTCAACTATTTGTTGACTTCTTCGATTATAACTATATCAGAAAAAAACCGGACATATCGGACAACTTTACTCTTTCATAAATCTATCGAACGCTTTTCTCACGCTGTCTTCTGTGTTATTGCCTCCTATTTGGTCGGCAACCTTATTCCAAGATTGATTTTCTAAAAATCTAAGGTTAATTATTCTTCTAATTCTGCTATCTTTTATATTTGCAATAAACTCTTCTACTTCATTTGTTTTTTCAAGAAGTTCGTTTTCCAAAATTTCGAGGGTGGTTTTTCTGGAATATAACAAGGTTTTTTTGTGCCTATATTCTGGCAATGGTATTCCTTCTATTTTAAAATGTTGGTTTCCACCATTTCCGCCAGAAACGCTATCAATAACCGTTCCTTCCTGCTCAATTTTTTCTATGTATTTTTCAAGCTTTTCAATTTTATTCCTTACTTCTTTTACTTCTTCTCTTAAATCTAAGTATTGATTTAAAATATCTTTGTTTACCATATCAATACCTCCTAAACGGATTCACTGCTGCTTCTACCTTTGCTTGTGTTCCGCTTCGCATCTCGTTTTCAAACAATGCAACTGAATCCGGTGCATCATCATGCTTTACTTTTCCACTTCTTGTCATGGTCGTAAGTTCTTTCATAAACTTGTAATATTGGCTCTGCCTGTCCATTTTCTTGAAATCGCGGAAATAATAATCTCGAATGATATTATCTCTCGCATTTTCCATTCGAGTTATTTTATTTGAACAATTAAACTTGAACCGTGCGCTACATCTTCCGCCTTGCTCTTTTACAATGTCCATTACATCGCGGCCAAAATATTCTCCGGCACTGTTGCTCTCGAATGTAACCGTCTTTACGTTGTGCTTAATAAGCATATTTGCGCATTCAGGCTTGGTAAATTGTGTTCCGGCATTATCGAACACTACATCTACGATATAAACCTCGTTGCCGTACACATAGCCAATTGGCATTGAGCAGCTATCTTCTCCCTTATCAGCACTGTCACAAGCCGCCATAATTGCATCTGGTTCTTGATCAATAGGAAGTTCCTCAAAATAATTAAGCTCATTCTCCGCAAACATTCGCCCTTTTGCTTCAAATGGTTCTTGTTGGAACTCTGCCGCCCACGTTTCTTCCGAAACAAGTTTTCGTTCCTTTTGGTAGTAACCGGTTGTGAATATCTTCCGCAATCCTTTTTTATCTTTTCGATAAATCTCCCAATTGCTTTCATCTGTGATTGGGTCAAGTGCCGGAATCGCAACTTCTTTCCATCTCCACTCCAATTCATCAGCTTTATTTTGTAAAGCTGTAATTGGATCGTACAAGCTGTATTTCGTTCCCTGTATGATAATAGGTGTTCCCTCTAATCGTCTACCGAGAACATCGTCTGTTACTTTCTCGCAAAGAAACTCTAATCTATCTCTATTTCGTGCTTCCTCATGGTTTTTAACGCAGTCATCAATATAGACAAGTACATTTGCTTCGGTACATCCTACGATTGCGCCATCAATCGGACGGCATGTAAATGTCGGGAAAATATTCTTGCTTTTAAGGTCGATTGATAGATTTTCAGCACTTTTATAGTCCTTTTCGCCTATCTTTGTTGCTTCCGGGAAAACACTTAAGAATCTATTGTACGTGCTTTCTGTTTCAAATCCTTGCAATAAGCCACCATAAAATCGCTTAACAAGTCCTTCGCCTTTTCCAACACCGAATATACTTCCGTCCGGGTCGCGTCCACCCATCATCTGCGCCAATTTCAGACCGCCTGTTGTTTTTCCAGTTCTTTTCGGTTGCGATACAGACAGAAAATCCAATTTTCCATCATAAATCTCCTGATATGCTCCGACTACAGGCTGTAGCACTTTTCTTCTTGGAAAATAAAATCTTTTCCACGGGTCCTTTTCATCAATTTCAATGTAATAAAAAAAGCTGTCCACAAGATAGGCTGATTCATACATCAAAACATCGTAGAATTGTTGGAGCACCTTGTATGTCGTATCATGTTCCCAGGCATACACTTCTAAGTCTGCAACTCTGCCTCCTGTATATTGTTTGACATATCTTGCTATAAGTTGTTTTGCCTTTGCAGATATTTTCAATCCATAATCAACGTCATTTTCTGTCCTTAAGGCAACCGCTACTGCTTGTATGTATGCATCTATTACCTGTTCATCAACGCCATGCACCTGTATGTAATTTTCATATCCATTTACTGTGGAAATTAGGCTTGAACTTGCCACAAGAAAAGCACCTCCGCAAAAAAGCAGAAGTGCCTTAAGACCTCTGCCAATAATTTTTGTTGGTTAGCGACTAACTCCGTTTGTTAGCCGGTAATAATTTTTAAATTCTTGCTGTACAGTGTTCTGCCTCAAATTCCTTGTTTTCTCCGTTATAAATTGTGACTCCATTCTTGTCCGTCTTGTATCTATCAAACACACATACAGTATTTATGCCATTTCCAACACAGTCTGCATGAAAGTCTATGTTGTATACCTTTTTCTGCCATTTTCCGTTAGCATAAATCTTTGTGTAACCGCCTTTTCTTGTTTTAATGATTATTTTACTTCTTGTTTTCTTCATTTATTCACAACACCTTTCTTGAAACTTCGGCACATTCTTTTCTTTTATCGTCATTGGTGCATTCTCTGTCTGTGTTATATCGGCAAAAGGTCAGGTTGCATTTTTTATTATTAGGTTCGATAGGCTCTTGTTTATAAAAACATTCATAAAGTTTTTGCCTGTCTGCCTCGTTATTTGCCACAATAACAAGTTCATCTTCTAAATTGGAACAATCTATAGGCTCGCCGTTTCTACCGCCTATTTCGCGCGATTGTGCTTCTCTAAGTGCTTCACGCTCTATTGATTCAATTACTTCTGCCATGCTCATTCTTCAATACTCCTATCAAATCATGCATTTGAATCAGTAGTTTTTAAATATTCAACGAACTGTGCCCAAGCCTGTTCGCATGTTAAATCGCCAACAGGATTTTGAACATAGTATTCTTGGAAATATTCCCGGGCCTTTTCTTTTTCATCTTCGGAATATGAATCCAATTTAGAAACTCCAGATTTCTTTTTGAAAAATTCGCACTCATGTTCACTGTCAGCAAATCCAGCACCATGAATCCATTTTTCCGGATGGTTGCACATTTCAGCCATCCCTACAACTTCGTTTCTATCAAATCCAAGGTAAGCACAATCATGACACGTCATTCTTCCACCAACTTCCTGCCGCACATCGGGAAAAATATGATATCAAAGTAACCTTTCGACATTCCACGCGAAAAAAACACAATACCAGGCACCTTATCCCCTCTGTTCTTCATAATCTTCGCATCTGTTAAATCCGTTTCATTGGCGCACTTTTTGATAGGAATATCAGTACCGAATATTCTGTTATCACTATAGTTCTTACAAAAATCACACATTTTCAACACCTATCCCTGCATCTGTGATAAAAAACTTTTCTTCTTACATTCGCTTCATATGCTCTTCCAAGTAACCGAACAAACAGATATTTCTTTTTCTCACAATTCATATAATCCAAGGAATTCATATATGGCTCCAATTCGTTTGAAAGCTGTTCCATAAAATCCTTGATATGCTTGAATGCCTTAATTGCATGTTCTTGCACAAACAAGATTATCGCTCGCCATGTGTCAATTACCTTTGTGGCATACTCGAGAAGCATTTCGCCTAATTTTCGGCACCACAATTTGAACTCGACAACCATATATCCTTGCGATTCAATAACTTTTTTCTGATCTTCTGACACATTAAGAACCATGCTTACACCTCAATCAAAGTAAATTTACGGAGCGTTTTCGGATTTCCACGATGTAAAATACCATCCGAATCGCGATATGGTGCTTGCAATATTTGATGATGTTCTACATTTCCTAGATATACTTTGCATGTTCTTCCGCCGATCGTGATTTTTCCGAACATTTCTCCTATTTCAGCATTGAAGCCGCTTGCATCATATGGAGTTTTGCAATAAGGACACTCTTTCTTGTTGCTTTCGATCGGCGCGCCGCAATTTACACAGTTTGTAATCATACTCACGCCTCACATCAAAGTTGCTACGAACAAAATTCCATAATATAACGTGGAGTTCTTCTTTTTGTCCCCGCTTAAAAATTTCCACCCGGAATAAATCATCAAGACAAGTCTAATTATTTCAAATATAAAACCCAGTATTAGGAGAAATAACCGCATCACAACACCTCCTTTTGCGTAAAAAAATACCAACCATCGAATATTGACGGTTGGCAATCGCTTTTAAATATCTTCATTTTCACAATACTTAGAACTTAGTTCCATGTAACCACATTCGGAGCATTCATATATGCTGTGTGGATTATGAGGATTTTGTCTAGTAGCATATCCATTTCCGGGATTGTATTCTTTTCCGTATATTCCAAAATCCCTATTGAACTTGTACTGTTTCATTTCTGCATTGCATCTTAAGCATTTCATTTGTGATTCCCCCAATCTTTTGTGATAGAGAAATTATACCACTTCAACCGCCAATATTCAATTTTCAATGTGCCAAATAGCGGCTCTATTGGGAATCGAACCCAAATCTTCCGATAGACAGTCGGATGTAATGACCTTTATACCATAGAGCCATGTGCGGTTGCTGATAAAATCAGCGTTATTTTTAATTCAACAGGGCAGTGACCGCTTACTCCTGTCTATCGTAGAATGACTACGACTCACGCAGATATTCGGACTCGAACCTGCAGCTATCAATTCATTAGAGCATGGAAGAATGAAAAGATTGCTCTTTCCTCTGAGCTACATTCCGTCACAGCGCGCATAGCGCGCCGTTTATGATAGTATTTTTGATCTTTTTATTTTGCCAACGTCCACTAACACCGACTAATTGCTTACGCCGAGTTTTTTCTTGCAAAAACCGAATGCCAGTGGACTTAAGCTATACCGGATGCTCCGACTTCTCAGACTGGTGCTCAGCGTCACTGTCAAGATTGAGTAAATTTCCGGTGCTGTCCGGTTCCTTTGATTTTGTTATATGTATTCTTTCCTCTGCACAAATGATAGGCAGCTGAAAGCAAATACCAAATATTGGACTATAAAACATTCTGTTACCTCCACATCAGAAACATGTTCAGCAACAGCAACATCACAAGTACCCATAATGCAATTGCTGTTTCTTTGTCTTTGGATTCTCTGCCAGATACAAATAGTATCAGCATAAAAATAACATCCAGCGTCGATATAATCGTTTTAATAATTACCATGGTTGTTTTCCTCTCACAAGTTTCTTTAGCAGGATTCGAACCTGCGAATACTGGAATCAAAATCCAGTGCCTTACCGCTTGGCGATAGCGCTATATTAACACTACTTTTCCGGCATGTAATAGACCATGTTATCAAATACAGTTATTCCCATACAAGGATCATTCATCTCAACGCATCTGATCGATATGTTTTTAGATACTGCAAACATTTCGGCCACCTGTTGTTTATCCATGTTTGTGCTAATAACTTGAAAAGCCGAAAATGCCTTGTGCATATCAGAGAATACTTCTTTTTCTCTACCTAAATTTGCATACGTCCCAATGGTAAACGTTTTTCCATCAACCATAGCAGTTATCATTCCATGATTTGCTGTGAATACCGCTCGGTCAAAATCAAGAGAAACGTCTTTGCTTTGTGATACTACTCTCATACTTTTCCATCCAATCTCTTTTTGTTTTTGAGGATATTTAAAGGACTTAGTAGTGCTGATTTTCTCAACCTATCAAACCCCCTCCCCATCCATGCCGAATCATGCTTTGAACATTGATAAATTGTTTGAATTGTTCGTTCAATTCCATTCGTATTTTACAACTATTCGCAAAACCCTTGTTTTGCGTAATGTATCAACGATTTAATGCACCTTAAGACCATTAAACACTGGGCTTTAAATTGTTTGAATTGTCTATTGCGTTTTTCTCGCTTTTTTCAACCAGAATTGTCGGAGTTGTTCGGCAATCCTATACAATTATTAGCCCCAAGCTGTGGCAGTTCTTCGGCTGTCAACGCTCTTGTTCTAGATCCCTGATCTCTAACGCCCGGCATATTGAAACCGCAATACTTGTTGAGTGATGGCATGTAGCACATTGGGTTTCCTTTGCCGGAAACTTGTAAACCTACCAAACTTTCCTCACGCATTTCGTCAAGTTTTTTGCAAATGTCGGAACCTGAAGAGCCTAGCTGCACGCCATTAACCCATCCATTTAACGTATCTCTATGTATTCCGGTAAAGAATGTAAACCCAACAATATTCACTACTTTCTCGTAGTCATTACACAGGTCTATATATATATCTAATACCTCGTTAACCTTATCTGTATCATAGGCATTATTAATATTATTATCATCCTTTAAGTACTTTGGATTAACTTTAAACACATGTTCATAAATATATTTACAGCAGTTATACCATCTATTCTGCGATATTTTGCATAAATCCTCTATATTCCTCTCTTCCATCCAGAGATTTATATACATGTCAATGTCATCTTTAAAAACATCAACTGTATTATTTACTTCCTGCATTTCAACTGCTGACATGTTATATATCTCCTCTCTCCAGTACTGGAATACTTAAAATAAAAAATGCAACTGATACAATCAGATCACAATGATCTGATTGTACCGGCTGCATGAAGTCCGTTTTTTTCGGGACCTCGACGGATCAGCTCCGCCCGTTGCCCGAATGCTTTTTAATTTAATAAAACAATATCATTCTATCATTTTCTTGTCAAGATATATTTTAAAATTAAATTTTAAGCCTGTATATTATATATATTATTTATATAAATATACTGCCTTATTTATAATATATATTTTTATATTACAAGAGAGAATATAATCTTTCTCTAACTCTAGTGTCTATATCTACGTTGCAAAAATGTTGCAATTTGTTGCAGAGGTGTTGCATTGCAACAAAACTAATACTATTCTATCATTTTTGTCCTGTCCGTAATAAAATTATCACTCTTGAAATTTTGTGAAAATTTAACAAAGATTTTCTACGTTTTAAACAAAAAAAGACAGCTATATTTCAAGCTGTCAAATTATCAATACTCATTTCAATTATTCAATTTCAAACCCTACCAGCTCCCACTGATCCGGTTCTCCGTCCTCATCGTAAGATACAGGATCGTTAATTTCTTTAACTCTAAAACTCGGTGTATCTTCATCCAGCGCCGCGCCTGTACTGTCACATTTCCATGCTTCCATCGTCTCGCCGTTGCTTGTGTCGTGATCTACTGCGATCATTCCTAACTCTTCAACCTTGAAAATTTCTACTGCAAAATGTCCTTCCATCTGTCCTAACTCTTTTAAAATCTTTAACATAGCTTTTTCCTCTTTTCTTTCTTCTCTGGATGTGCTATATTCAAATAGCGCACATTTCACTTGGTATGGTTTTTGTGTGTCGGGCTGGATTTTCTCCAGCCCTTTCTTTTAATTGTCTTCAATTCCTTTTTGAGTATCATCGATCAGCTGATCGACCATCTTTTCCGCTTTTTCATAATCCTTAGATTTTAAAACTTCCTTTAAATCTTTCAGATCCTGCAAAAGTCTTCTTAAGTAACTTTTAAATACACTCATATCTTCGCTCATTTTTCTCCTTTCCGGCTTTCGCCTATTGCCTTTCGACAATATTATAATAGCATATATTTATCACTATGTAAAGTGATATTTTAATAAATTTTTTGTTTCTGTTTCAAATCTTCCTGTGTCTCTTCATATATAAATATGTCTTTAGGCTGCATATCAAGAATTAAGCAAAGACTATTTAATGATTTAGCACTTATATTCGTATCTTCGTTCTTTATCTTTTTAAGTGTCTCTTGACTAAGCAATCCTGTTGTTTTTGCCTTATACATATTAAATCCGGCGCGCTCTAACGCATCCCCTACATTAAATTTATATTTAATCATACTTTCTTATTCCTTTCTAAATCATTTTTATAAATCTACTATATAATAGATAATTCCCAAAGTCAATTAAAAATATTACCAAAAAAAGTGATAGAAAGTATTGACTATCACTTTATAAAGTGATATTATAATCTCAACAGGAAAACAAAAAACACAAAAACAGGAGGGAACGATCATGAAAGTTAAAATTAAAATTGAGGGAAAGATAAATGATACTTACACTTTTCAGCAACCAGAAGAGGGAAATATCCTTGACGAACTGGCGGCGATCATCGAAGAAATGAAAGCCGGAAGAATTGAGAAAGTAGAAATTAATAGGGAGGCGTAAACATGAGAGGAACACGAAAACAGAAACGGAGGAAAATTGAAGTATGAGAAAATTATTTTTATTAAAAAAAGGCAGAATGAACTTTTATGCATGCCTGTATGGCTGTGGCATGTATACAATCGACCGAATTACAAAAGGATTCGGCGGAATTGTGACAACATTTGAAACACTGGAAGAGCTTGAAAAATATGCTGCTGAAAACGGATATAAAAAAGCATAATAACCGCCGCAGAGGATGCACGCCGGAACCACTGCCGGCGGCGGTTTTTACCCAAAAGGGATTTTATTTTAAGGAGGATTTATAAATGACACAATTAGAAAATTTGAAAAACCAGATCAAGGAATTAGAAAAATCATGTGATGAAGCGCGTGATAGAATTAAAAACGAGAACCTGCCGCTTTTAAACATTTATGAAAACAGAGCTGCATTTTTTATCAACAAAATAGAAATCCGAAACGTGACAAATCAGGGAATCCGGGTTTGCATTGTTTTTGAAGATGAAAAAGAACTTGCGATCACAATCAGCGATTATACAGAGAATATAGCATTTTAAGCCGGGATGTTCCCGGCTTTATCCAGTCTCATGACCCATTCCGGTGCTTTTATTCAAATGCACCTTGACAATTTATACAACCAGGTCATATAATTACGCTTAAACGAACGCATATAAGGTCATTTAAGGCTTTTTATGAATGGATATAGTCATTTATACATTCATGATATAAAACGGCTTTAAAACGATTTTACAACGTTGTATTAATCATGTGTAAAGTTGCATGTTTTTCTACGCTTGTGCCGAACAATGCCGTAGATGATCGTTCACGGCGTGATCTTCCATGATGCACCATGGAAACCGCCGGGACATCACCGAGCATCACCGGGAAACCGCCGGGTATGAAAATTCTGATTTTCGATCTCAAAATCGAGTCATTTTCCAAGAAGAAAAAATTCAAAAGTTGAAAAATGAGATTCCAACTGTGAAAAGACAATATGCACAGTAAATTATTATGCGTCATTTCACAACTTGTGAAATTTGACTAATTCGTTCTCTTCTCTTTCTCTGGCTCTCGGTCTGTTTCTGCTTTTTCTGCGATTTCGTTGTTCTTGTTCCCATTCGAAAATTCCTCATTCACTTTCTGATTTCGCGATTTGTAATTTACAATCTTTACATCTGTGTTCAATTCATCCGGTATCTTCCCGACGATCAACACTGTATGCGGTTGCAGCCTGTCTGTCATTACTTTGAATCCCTCGCAAAACTCAATCCGAGCTGCCTTTGCCCGAACTCTTCCATTTGTGCATACAGCGATCACACCACCCTTACTGTACCCGGCAAAACAAAGATCATAATTGTCTTTGTCCGGGATGCCTACGGACGGTACAACACGGATCCCGTTCAGAAACATGTAATGTGCAAGTGCATGGTTCCGGTACACGTTATACAGGTTCAATGCAAATGGCATACCACGATCGCCTGTAGCAATACTGAAATCCGGCATACAGACCGAGTGGAAACACTTCAAATGCTCCAGGTATTTATCCGGATTATTCCACAGCCTTTGAAACTTTGAATCGTCAATATAGAAATTCACATTCAATTTTCTATGCCCTTTTATCTTTTGTGAAAAGCTCTCTCCAAAATCTATGGAATCCTCCGGCAGATAATCCAAACTACATGCCGGGACAATCGGAATCTGATATTTTTCATCAAGCTCCGCGCCATAGATCATATATTCTTTCATGACATCAAAAGATGTATGGCATCCATTATACAATACTATCACCCCAAAAACATTTTATCATTTTTCTTCTTGACAAACAACTTCTTTTGTGAAAAGCAAAGAACGTGCGGCGTAATCACTTCTGCTTAGTTCATTTATCAGCTTTTCCCTTGTCATTTCCGGGTTTGTTCTGTGAATATACCGCAGCAATTCATCTATTTTGTCCACTATGCTGCCCTCCAATCAATGTTTGACATCAGATCATCCAAAAGATAGATCAAATCAGTACCGTACAGGCTGATCCAGTCCGCAAGATACTCTTCCTGCTCAATCGGCATATGAATGTTATAGGAAAAGCAAAAACAATGACAAAGTTCATGAGCCAGTATTTTGCGCAAATAGCCATTTTCTGGTTTATCCGAAACATATATTATCCTATCATTCCAATCAGTCACAGCAAGGCTAATAGAGCCATCAGAGCGCATTAATTTATGACTTGCGCCGTGAACAAATTCTATTTTCCATTCAATACCATTTATAAAAAACATTTTCCCTCCAAACAAACAGGGGCATTTCTGCCCCTGCCATTACATTTTGGAAACAAGCGTTGACAGCTTGCTCTTTGTCATCGTGCGCTCTTCCGGTGTCATGTCAGAGATAAGCTCCGCCATATCCTCCGAAAGCTCTTTCATGTATCTTTCAAGGTCATGCATCTTTGCATCCTTGTCTTCTGGCGTATTGCCTTTGTGAAGCTCTTTGCTTTCCATGTAGCTTCTGCGGCTCATTCCGCTTTTGCCCTCTCTGCGATCACGCATTCCACCTTCTGATGACATTTTAGGCTCGGTGTAATACATTCTGCCAGAATGACGATCCATATCACGGTCATGCTCCATATCGTGATACATTTCCGGTGTCATGTGCCAGTAAGGCGGCTCGTCATATCCTCTCCGTGTTCCTCTTCCCTTTGGAGCAAATCTGCCGTCTGCATACCGGTAACGGTCATAATACCGTCTGCCGTCACCGAATCGATCAAACATTTCCATTGTTTCATCTGCACTGGATTCTTCCATTGCTTTCATCAATGTACGATAATACATTGCTTCTGCAAGGTCTTTCATCATATCTGTAACCTGTCCCATTTCGCATGGGTCTATATTTTCAATTCCTTTGTCAATTTCGCATTTAGCACATTCAGACAGTTTTTCAATCATGTCGTGCATTCTCATAATATCCATAAAACCGCCCTCCTTACGCTTCCCGGACTGCAATTAAATTGCTGTTCTGAACTTCGATTGCCTGCGTAGACGTATTCTGTACCGCTACCGTAACACAGCAACCGCGAGGAACGTCCACATATGCCTGCGCCGAAACGTTAAAGAAGTTTTCAACTGCCGCCGGTGTAACAATCATTCGAGTTGACTGCAACGGTTCTCCGTCAATTGCAATAGCCAGTGAAATAGCTTCAACTGTGCCACCTGTAGGGATTTGAATGTTTCCGGAATAAGATACCAAAAATCTTGCCCGGCACTGATTTGTAAGTCCTCTCAATTTGACAATGCCGCTTCCCTGTCTATGAATAATACATTTTGTTGCGCATACCGGAGTTTCTGTAAATGCCACATCTTCTCCCTGCGCGACAGTTTGAATTGCAATCCCTGTAAATTCTGCCATAATTATTTACCTCTCTTTCAAAAAATAAGGGCAAACATTATAGTCTGCCCTTTGTGTTTATAAGCAATACTGCACAGCAGACATAATCGATTTAAACTCAATTAAGATACTCAATTATTCAATTTTGTGTAGCAGCTACTTTTAGCAGCTACATCCTGTGTTGCATCCACAGCCATACGCATAAGCGTTAGGATTTGGAACAACATATGCCGGGATTGCAGCCGGATTTACAGCGTTGATGATCTGCTGTGTCTGCGCTGACATTGCAGTAGTGAGCAATGCAGACTGGCGATCCTGTGATGCGGCTCTTCTTAAGTCATTATTTTCTGCCTGTAAGGAAGAAATCTTTTCCTGACACAGGTAATCAAGGATTGCCCTTGTTCCTGCCTGCTGGCTGTCGATAATGTCTCTTGTGTTGCTGTTCATGGTGTTCTGCAGTGCACATGTGTTCTGTGACATATTGTAGTTTACACCCTGGATAGCTTCTCTGGTCTCACAGCAGCAATTAGCCAGCTGGGACTGTAAAGCATTCTGCGCCTGCATAAGTGTCACGTTTGTGGTATTAAATCCCTGCTGTGTCTGGTAGCCAAGGTTGCAGATTGCATTGTCTACACCATGGAAACCGTTCATAACGGCGGTATTCTGTGCGTAAAATCCATCACAGAGACCACTTGTGATACCATCTAACTTCCCGATGATAGCCTGCGTGTCAAATCCACGCTGAATAGCGGAATCAGTATAAGCAGCCGCCGTTGCGCCATTACCTCCGTTTCCTCCCCAGCCATTGCCGCCAAAGCCGCCCCAGCCAAAAATCATAGCGAAGATAATGATAGCCCACCAGCCATCGCCGCCCCACATGCCATCATTGTTTCTTCCGTTTCCTGTCACTGCTGCAATATCAGCAAGACTAGGAGATGCGTTTCCATTAAACATTTTGTTTACCTCCATCTGATTTATTTACAAATGGGATAACCGGTTATTATGCGCGCAACCCAAAATGTACTAATGATTAAACATGCTCATAACTTTCTGTTTTGCTTCATCTACCGTAATTCCTCTTTCTTTACAGAGATTCTCTGCCATTGTCTTAAGTCCACCTGTATCTCCGCTTTGATACATTTGCATGGCATTTTTTGCCATAGGATTGTTTTGAACCTGCGGAGAATTCATCATTTGATTTAACAATAATTGTGCCGGATTCATTCTGGATCACTCTCCTTTTTTACCTGTGAAGTTTTTCTTTGACCGCTCGGGATTTTATCTAATCGATTTTCTATTTGTTCAATCTTTCCAAAAAGTTCATCGAACTTCTGCATAAATGCACCTGTGCACTCGTCTGATAGGTCAAATTTCAATTTTTCAGTATCATGCGATAAATTGCTAACAGTATCATGCGAAACTGGCTTAAAAACGATTGTGCGAATTGTGCCATCTGCGTTCCAACTTTTAGCGTATATTTCTGTCATATCCTGTTTTGGGAAAAATGCAACGCTGCCATCCATTGGCACATCATTGGCAGTGATGTTTTCTACCGCCGGAACTACTTTTCCATTTATGCCAAAAGTTTGAACCGGGATCTGCTGCTGAATTTGCTGCGGTGCCTGCATATAATTTTGTGTATTATCAATGCGTGGCTGATTCATATACGGATTGTATGCGTACTGCTGCCCGTATTGCTGCATCTGCTGATTATAAATCGGATTCTGGTATGCTCCGCTCATATTCATCCTGTTTGACCTCCTCTAAAACATCTTCTATTGCGTGTATGATAGACGACTGCGTTGACAAGTCCAAGGACTGTAACTCTTTTCTGGCAAAAATTTTTTCAAGAACTTCATCTGAAAACAC